CAGGCAGCGGGGCGGTGGCGGCATGGACACCGATGCGGCCAACGTAGTCGATGCCGTTCTCGGCACGCCGCACGCTGCCGACATAGCGCCGGCCTTGCTTGATCGGCGTCTGCCCGTTGGAGGTTTGCGAAGTCATCAGACGGAAACGCATGGTTGATTGCTCCTTATTTCTTGTAAACGGTTGTGACGTATCGGCCGGTTAGCGGCTTGTCGGCGGTGGTGGTGGTGGGGACCGGCATGGCCGACCAAACAAGCGCACCAACCCAACCGAGGATCGTCCAGCCGAGCAACAGGTTCAGCAGGAAGATCGGCATCAGGTGTTGGTGCCCTCGAAAGTTCGCGACCACAGCAGGCAGTAGGTAAATGATGATCAGCATAAGCGTTAACATTGGGCTTGCTCCTGTTGTTTGATTGAAGGGCCGCGGCCCGGTAGTGGGCCGCGGGCGTGTTGTTGGATTTAGGCGGCTTGCGCGGACCGCTCGCCCCACGGGAGGCCGAAATTGTCGGCGCACACCGGGCCGTAGCCGACCAGCTTCGAGCGCTCGTCAGTCAGCGCCGCGTTGCAGAAGCAGCAATTGTGGGTGAGCCGGCCGTGGGCGCCGGCCACGCCGGCCGGGTCGGCGGCGAATGCTCGAAGCTTGTCGCCTAGTGCCGGATCGGTGTCGCGCGCGGGCTCGAATTGGCCGGCCCGTGTGATTCGGCCGAGCCACTTGCGGCGCCCGTCGAAACCTTTGTCGGGGCTTGTGATGGTCAAGCATCCCGGCTCGCGCGCGCGGTCGCCTGCGACGTTGATTCGGTAGTCGGTGAAAACGATGGCCGGCGGCTTGCGGCGGTTCGGTTGCGCGGCGCGGACGTTGTCGAAAAGCCGCATGATGGCGGAGAGGTCGCCAACATTTTGCGCGGCTGGCGCCGGCCGCTCCGCAATCGCGTAGTAGGTTTGGGAAAATCCCTCGCCAACCTTGGCGCCGAGCTGCACCTGTTTCGATGCACCATTCCGCTTCGTGACCGAAACCGTCTGGCCGGCGGAATTCGCGTCCGTCGAGCGGACGCACCATTGGTCGTTTAGTTTGATGTACGCGTACATTTTGATTGTTCCTGTTGTTTGGTTGGAATTAGACCGCGGCGGGCCGCTTGTGGCTCAACCCGCTGATGGGGCTGAAAGTCGCGTAGAGGGCGCCCGCGAGTGTGATCGAGGACTCGAAACCCGCCTTGCGCGCGGCTTCAACCGCCTCGCCAAGCGTGGCGAATTGGCGCGAATAGCCGAAATTGATGAAATTGACCGAGTACATTTGGCTTGCTCCTGCTCTTTGGTCGCGGCTCCGTGCCCGACCGTCTGGAAAAACAGTAGCCAAGCCCTGCACGCAGTAAAGCCAAACTTATCATTTTTGGTAGGAGAAAATTTCAATGATTAGCAATCGAAACAATAAAATTCCCCGGCGAAACAGCCCCGCCGGGGTTGTATTGATTGCATCTGCCCGTTCAGTATCGATCGCCGCCGGATGCTCGATCGCGCAGCCAATCGGTGAGGTTCATCACCTTGCGGCGCCGCTGTTCCGCCGGCACGTCCGCGGCCCACGGATCGTGATAGGTCAGCTTCGCTTTCGGCGGCTCCTGCACCATGCCGTGTGGCTTGCGCGGCTTTGCCGCCGGCTTGCTTGATTGGAGCGCTGGACGAGGCGCCAGCGCGGGGCGCCCCATCCGACGCGTGCGCTTGCGCTCGATATGTGAGGGGCGCTTGTCCGCGTAGGAATGCTCAAGCGCCGCCTTGAGTCCGGCTTGCTTCAAGCCGAAATCCCGATAACCCTCCTGCAGCACCGCGTAGTAGTAATCCGAAGGCGGATAGATGCCGGTCGAGTTCATCGTGTAGAGCATGATCTCCGTCTCACCATCCGGCAGGCCAGCAATCTCGACATACTCTTTCGCGTACATGCCGCCACCATCCGGTCGGTAGCCTTCATAGCGATCGAGCGCAGCCTCGCACGCTGGCGTGATTCGCCAGATGCCGCCGCGGCATTCGAAGCCGGGCGCGTGGATCACATCGGCAACGCCGCGAAAAACGAGTCGGGTGTCGCGAAGGATAAGCGGGCCGAGCGGTTCCGCGGCCGGGCAACGCCGCGACATCTGATCCTTGTGAAGGTTTGACCCGTAGGCGAAATACAGCACGTTGATTGCTCCTGATTTTTGATTGTTGGTTATGGGAAAAAAGAGAACCGCCCTTAGAGGGCGGCTGACCGTTGCGCGCGCGACCGCAGGAAGGCAGCTTCCTCGGGGGTCGCGTCGATGACCTCGAAAAGGCCGTCAAGCGTGGCCGGCACCGTGGCGCCCGGCGCAACTTGTGCGACGAGAAAAAACCGCTCCTTGCCGCGCGACTTGACCACGCGAACCTCCAAGCCTGCGACCGCGGCTTGACGTTTGATTGAAAGCGCGCGGAACCCATGCGCGGCCCTGATTTCTTCGGCCGTCGCGCCTTCCGGCTTGGCGACCGCCTCCGCAACCGCACGCGCCTTTGCGTCGAGTCGGGAGAAATCGCGGGCGATGGCCGGGCCGGCGCCGGTCTTGCCGGCTTTGGCCGCCGCAACTAAGCGCAGGCAAATCGTGATCCAATTGATTGCCTTGTCCGCGTTTACCGTTCCGGCATGTTGGCGAAATTCAACCGTCCGCGGGCCGGAACGATTAGCGTCTTTCGAATGCAGCCCCTCGATATTAACCTTGTGATACCGGCCGGCATGTGCGCCCGATGCGCGCGCAAGAGCGGTGGAAAGCGCCCGCACAGAAGTAGCCGAATCGATTGCCTCCTTATCGGTAAGTTTGACCGACTTGCAATAAGTCGCATCGTTCCCGCGCCGGCTTGGCGGCATGATTTGGTCGAGCGAGTCTTCGAATCGGCCGTATAGTTTCAGGAGGTCTTGAAAGAAACCGATGCTATTTGTAGGGGCGCCGACGTGAACGTGAAAACCGGTCGTGGTATTGACGGTGCAACCCGCCGCGTTAAGCGCTTGTGCAATTTTGGCGACTTGCTCTAAGCCGGCATCGCCGGAGAGAACCGGGGCGACAAATTCGAAACCGTAGCCGTTGCCCCGAATCGAGCCGTCGCGAACGATCTTCCAAGAGTCGCTAGGGCAATTGCCGAAACCGCTGTAAACCGGAAGGCCCGAAATTTCGGAAACGCGGCGGGCGATTGGCTCGCGATCGAGGGGCGAAAGTATTTCGAATTCGGCGCCGAATGTAAGAGTAGAGAGAGAGGGGTGCATTTTAGGCTCCTGGGGGGTGGGGCTCCGTGCCCGACCGTCCTGAAAACAGTAGCAACCGCCTGCACGCAGTAAAGCCAAACTTATCATTTTTTGGGGTATAATTTTTCAATCTTTAGTTCATATTGGGAAAAATCGTTCAATCGGGGGCTGTAGCCCTGGGAAAGGGGCCAAAATGGCCGAAAATGAGCCTTCGAAAACCGAAGCCGGGACCGTTTCGACAGCTTTGGCGATGTCGCTCCTATTGATGGAGCACCCCGACGAATTGAGAAAATTGCAGCGCGCCGGCTACATCAAGCCGATCGGCAAGGACAGTTGGCGGCTGGCCGATCTCATCCGCGGCTTCGCCAAGGCCGCGCGCGACACCGCGCAGCTCACCGATAGCGCCACGCTCGCACGTTGTTGGGGCCTCGCCGTCTCGCGCATCTCGCAATTTGTTGCTGAAGGCTGGCTGAAGGCCGCGGGGCGCAAGGGCCAATACAATTGGTTTGAAGCCAATCAGAGTTATGTCCGCTGGCTGCGCGATCAGGACCGCAAGACATCGAAATCCGCCAGCGACAGCCGCATGCGCGATGCCAAGGCACACGAGATCGAGGTTCGCACCCGGCAGCGGCTCAGTCGTTTGGTCCCACTCGAAATCTACGAGGAAATGATCGACAGCTTCGCGGGCGTGGTAAGAAGCGAGTTCGCGGGATTGCCGGCGGCAGCCACCCGCGACCTGACGCTGCGCCGGATCATCGAGCGGGAGGTCAATGCAAGACTTCGTAGGATCGCAGAGCACGCACTGGCACAGGCCGTTCGCTTGGAGACGGTTCGCGGGCTTGATGATGCCATCGGAGCCGATGGAGCCGGACCAGTGGGCGGCGGCCAACAGGACATATCCGGCAACGGCAGCGGTTCCGGGGCCGCGTGATCCGCTCCTAACGCCCTACGTGGTCGAGCCCGAGCGCGCCATCGCCAGCGGCGCCTACAAGCGCGTCGTCATGGTGATGGGCGCGCAATCCGGCAAGAGCGAAGCAATGCTCGATGTGGCCGGGCAGCGGCTCGACCAGCGGCCGGGGCCGATCCTCTATGTCGGCCCCAACAAGCAATTCCTCACCGAGCAATTCGAGCCGCGCGTGATGGCGCTGCTGGACGAGGCGCCAACCCTCATGGCGAAGGTGGCGCGCGGCAAGCGCATGACCAAGACCCGCAAGGTGGTGGCCGGCGTGCCGTTCCGCTTGGCGCATTCGGGATCTAGCACCGCACTCAAATCCGATCCGGCAGTCCTCGCGTTGGTCGATGAATACGACGAGATGCGCGACAACGTGAATCAGCAGGGCGGGCCGCTTGGCCTGGTCGAGCGCCGCGGCGACACCTTCGCTGACTTTGTTTGTGTCGTGACCTCCACGCCCAAACGCGGCAGAGTGGCCGCGACCAAGGATGAAATTTCCGGTCTGTGCTTCTGGGACATCGCCGTGGCCGAGGACATCGAGAGTCCGATCTGGCAGCTCTGGCAGCAAGGCACGCGGCATCACTGGTGCTGGCCATGTCCCTGGTGCGGCGAATTTTTCGTGCCGCGCTTCAACCTCCTGCGCTATCCGCTCAAGGCCCGGCCGCTCGAAGCCGCACGCGAAACATTCTTGGAATGCCCGCACTGTGCCGGCGTCATCGAGGACCAGCACAAGGCCGACATGAACGCGCGCGGGCGCTATGCGGCGCCGGGCCAGAACATCGACAAGAGCGGCGTGGTGCATGGCGCGCCGGCCGAAAGCAAAACCATCTCGTTCTGGGTGTCGGGGCTGGCATCACCATTCGTCACGTTCGGAGAGCGGGTCGCGGTGCTGGTCGAGGCGCAGCAGTCGGGCGACGACGCGATGGTGCAGCAGGCCATCAACGCCGGCTTTGGCGAGCTGTATTCACCCGGCGGCGGCGAGGTTCCCGAGTGGGTCGAGATCAAGGAGAAATCCCGACAGGCCACCTACAAGCGCGGCGAAGTGCCGGCGGACGTGCTCTATCTGACGCTGGCGTGCGACGTGCAGCGGCATTCGATTCCGTGGGTGCTGCGCGGATGGGGCGCGCGCGCGACCTCATGGCTGATCGAGTACGGGTATCTGCGCGGCGACACCGCCGAGGAAGACATCTGGCTCGCGCTGGCCGATCTGGTGGTGCAGCCGGTCGGCGGCTTGCCGATCAGGTTGGCATTCATCGATTCGGGATTCCGGCCCGGCAAGATCGACATGCTGCCGCTCAATCGCGTTTACGAGTTCTGCCGGCGCTTCCCACGGCGCGTGCGCCCCACCAAGGGGTCGAGCACCCCGATGCGAACCCCGCTGATCCTGAACAAGATCGAGGTCAGCCGCAAAGACGGGCGCGCGGCCAAGTACGGGCTCGACCTCGTGCGGCTCGACACCGATCACTGGAAAAGCTGGGTACATGAAAGACTTAGGTGGCCCGACGCCCACCTCGGCGGCTGGCATGTGTTCCGCGGCGTGGACGATGATTACTGCCACCAGCTCGTCAGCGAGGCGCGCATCAAACAGCCAACCGGGCGCGTCGAATGGGTCCAGCGATCGCGCGACAACCACTTTTTTGACTGCGAGGCGATGCAGGCAGCCGCCGGCTATTTGCTGAACGTGCAGCGCATCCCATTGCAAAACAAGAAAGATGGGACTAAGGAGGAAATTGGCAGGCAGCCGGAAACCCAAACCGAGACAGTGGCTTCGACCGAAGCGCCGCCCATTCCATCGCCATTATCGCGCACCCGCAGGGTCAGGCGCATTATCAGATCGAGCTATCTCGGGGCCTAACGTGGCTTCCGAATGCCATCCAATCGCGAAGACTTGCAGGCCAGGATCGCCGCGTTGCAGTCCGAGCTTGCGGCGTTGCCGTCAAGCCCGTTCGTGCAAGAGGTAGCTGGCGCAGCTCGACCGGATGAGCAACCGGCAAAGACCATGCAGGTGCCGCCGCGCCGGCCGGCACCAAGCTCGCTGCCATTGCCGCCGATGCCATCGAACGATCCGGTGGTCATTGCCGGGCAGATCGCCCAGATCACGCAGCTCATCTCGTCGGGCGTCAACAGCGCCGGCTACGGCGACAAGCGCACCGAATTCCGGTCGCTGTCCGACCTGCGGCAAATCCTTGACGACCTCAAGCAGGATTTGGCGGCGGCGCTCGGATTCGGCGGGCGCATCCGTCAGATCAGGATGACCATGCAAGCGGACAAAGGGCTCTAGCATGGGCTTGGTCCGCGACCTCCTGTCAGAAGGCATCTTGGGGCGCTTCGTCTCGCGCACCAACAAGTCGGCAAGCAACTACTATTTCGACGGCGCCGGCCAGCGGCGGCGGCTCAAGTCGTGGATGCCGACGCAGTACACCACCAACGTCATCATGTCCGCGACCGGCGCGCTCCTGCGCTCGCGCGCGCGCGACGCGCTGCGCAACAACCCGCACGCCAACGCGGCCTGTGACAGCTTCGTCGCCAACCTCATCGGCACCGGCGTCAAGCCTTCGTCGCTGCTCACCGATCAGCCGGACCTGCGCGAACAGGTCATGCAGCTTTTCATGGATTGGACGGACGAGGCGGACGCCGACGAGATCGCGGACTTCTACGGCATGCAAACAATTGTGGCGCGGGCGCTGTTTGAAGCCGGCGAATGCTTTGTGCGCTTCCGCAATCGCAAGGTCGAAGACGGCTACACGGTGCCGCTGCAGGTCCAATTGCTCGAAAGCGAAATGTGCCCGTACTGGTTCAACCAGCAGGCGCCGAACGGCAACTGGATCATGAACGGTGTCGAGCTTGATATGCTGGGCAAGCGCGCAGCCTATTGGTTCTATCCGGTGCATCCGGGCGACGTGCCGATCGAGCCGCACGGAACATTGTGGCCGGTGCGCGTTCCGGCTTCCGAGGTCTTGCACATCTTCAAATGCACCCGGCCCGGCCAGATGCGCGGCGTTCCCCTGATCACGCCCGCGCTGGTGCGCATGTTCCTGCTCGATCAGTACGACGACGCCGAGCTGGAGCGCAAACGCATCGCGGCGATGTTCGCCGGCTTCATCACCACCGCGACCCCCGAGGACGTGGTCCCGATCGACGGCATCGATGACAGCGCGCAGCAGGACAATATCGGGTTGAGCGGCCTAGAGCCGGGCACCATGCAAACGCTGCTGCCCGGCGAGGACATCAAGTTCTCCGAGCCGGCCGATGTCGGCGGCGCCTACGAGGCATATCAGTACCGGCAGCAGCTCGCTTTGTTTGGTGGGCTCGGCATGCCCTATTCGGTCGTCACGTCAGACTTGCGGCGGGCGAACTACTCATCGCTGCGCGGCTCGATCGTGGAGTTTCGGCGCAAGCTGGAACAGTTCCAGCACAACATCATCGTGTTTCAGATGTGCCGGCCGATCTGGAAACGCTGGCTGGATACAGCCGTGCTCGCGCAGGCAATCCCGATCGAGGCGAGCGCCTATCTGGCGGATCAGGTCACCTTTCAGCGTGCCAAATGGATACCGCAGCGCAACGATTGGGTCGATCCGCTGAAGGATCGTCAGGCTGAAAAGCTTGCGGTGGACGCTGGCTTCAAATCACGCAGCGACGTGGTCGAGGCCGAGGGCACCGACCCGGAGGAAACCGACCGGCGCATTGCAGCCGACAAGGAGCGCGAGGAAAGCCTCGATCTGATTTTCCCGGTTGTTTATTGCGCCCCCACGCAGCCGATGTCCCCGAGCGATCAGGCTGCGGCCGATCAAGCACAGCAGGATGCCGCGGACGCCGCCGACCAAGCGGCGCAGGACGCCGCCGACGAAGCCGCAGCAGCGTAGGGAGCAACAGCAATGCGCCAATGGTTCACGATGAAAGCCGCCGAGGACAAGACCGCGGAGATCGTCATCTACGACGAGATCGGCAAATCGTTCTGGGGCGAGGACACCGTAAGCGCCAAGCAATTTGTTGCTGATCTCGATGCGCTGGGCGAGGTCGATAACATCACGCTGCGCGTCAACTCGCCCGGCGGCGACGTGTTCGATGGCGTGGCAATCCACAACGCGATCAAGAACCACAAGGCCACGGTGACCGCGCATGTCGATGGCATCGCGGCGTCGGCGGCGTCCTTCATCGTGATGGCGGCCGACAAGATCGTGATGCCCTCGAACAGCTTCATGCTGATCCACGGCGCATCGGGATTTGCTTACGGCAGCTCCGACACCGTGCGCGCGTTAGCCGACGATCTCGATCGCATCGACAAGTCGCTCACCGCGACCTACGCGGCGCGCTCGAAAAGCACGACCGCCAAGGTCAAGACGCTGATGAAAGAAGATCGGCTGATGGACGCCGACGAAGCATTGAAGCTCGGCTATGCGGATGAGGTCACCGAGCCGGTCAAGATGGCGGCGAAATTCCCGCTGCGCCTGTTGCCCACGGCGGCAGCAGAGAGGTTTCGAGCTGCAGCAGGCGACCCGGAGGACGAGCCCGAGGACGAGCCCGAGGACAAGCCGGCCGAGCCGGCGACAGATCCCGCGCAGCCAAAGCCGGCGCCGGTGGTCGAGCCGCCGCAACAACCTTCCGCGAAGGTCATCACGCTGGACGCCGCCAAGCAGCAAGGGGTCGAGGAACATCGCGCCTACGTGGCCAGCGTCACCGACCTCTGCACGCTCGCCGCCGCGCCGGAACGCGTGGGCGCCTACGTGCGCACCAACACGCCGCTCGATCAGGTCCGCAAGGAGTTGCTGGCAAAGCGGGCCGAGGAACCGGTGGTGATGCCACACCACCCGCTTGTGCCGCCAGCGCAAGCCGCTGCGTCGTCGTGGTCGAAGATCACCGACAAGATCAACGCCCGGCTCAAGAAGTGAACCCAGGAAGGAGTCTCGAATATGAGCGACGAAAGGCAGGAGCACAGGCAGCCCGCCGCAAGGCACGACCCGAAGCCGCAGCACGACGCGAAGCAGCAGGCCGACGAGCAATTCCGTGCTGAGGAAAAGCGCCGTGCCGATGAGCACAAGGAGAAGCAACGGCTTCGCGACCTTGTGCAGAAGCACACGGAGGCCAAGCGCAAGGAGAACGAGCGCCGCGCCGCACTCTCACCGCCCGAGCGGCTGCAGGAGGACGAGAAGCGCGCGGCCATGTCACCGGAGCAACGCCGCGAAGATGACGAGAGCAAAGGTCTGTTGGCGCCCGAGCAGTTCGATCAGATAAACCTGCTCGCTGGCAATCCATCATTCCCGGTGCTGACCGAAGGCCCGCACCCGGCCGAGTTCATCCTCTCGGAGGGCAACGGACAAATCTCGCGCGCCTATGGGTATCTGGCCGACCCGATCACGATCAAGCCGGGTCAGCCGTTGAAGCAGACGGTGGCGCCGACCGCGACCACGCCGGGCACGTTCGTCCCGGCAGCGGTGGGCGCCGATTGCACCGCAATCGCGATCTACGGCGGAACATCGAATGCAGCGAACGGGCTGCGGATCGCGGTGCTGGTCAGAAATGCCGAGGTCAACGGCACCATGATCCAGTGGGGTGCGATCACCGTGCCCGAGCAGGCAATCGGCCTGGCCACCCTCGCGACCGTAGGCATCATCGCCCGCTTCTGAGCGAGCACCCATCAACGCGCTGGCCGCAAAAGGCGCAGCAGATAAAGGAACACGACAATGCTCGACATCTTTCGCGGCGACGGCTTCGGTGTGGTGCCGCTCTCACTCGCAATCAATAAACTGATCTTTATCCCCGGCTTCATCTCGGGCAGAGGCTTGTTCAGCGAGATAAGCATCGCGCAGACAGCGGTGGCAATCGAGGAACGCAACAACATCCTGACACTTGTTGCGCCGACCCCGCGCGGTGCTCCCGGCCATACCATCGCAAAGCCACGGCGCGCGCTGCGCATGCTGGGCGTGCCGCATTTCGAGATCAACGACTCCGTCATGGCCGAGGAAGTGCAGGGCGTGCGGCCCTTCGGGCAGGAGACGGGCACCGAAGCGGTGATGACGAAGGTGGCCGAGCGCATGCAGATCGCCGGCCAATCGCTGGAGTACACGCAGGAGCACGCGCGCGTAGGAGCGATCAAGGGCATCGTCACCTATGCGGACGGCACCACGCTCAATCTCTACAACGAGTACGGCATCACGGCGCCCGGCGTGATCAACTTCCCACTCAGCGGCGCGACCGCGACCGGAGCCGTTCGGCAGGCGTGCGCGGCTCTGATCCGAACGATGGGCAACAACCTCGACGGCCAGGGCTTCACCGGGGTCGAGGCCATCTGCGGCGATGCGTTCTTCGACGCGCTGATCATGTCGCAGGAAGTCCGCGCGACCTACCTCAACATGATGGACGCCTCCGAGCTGCGCGGACAGTACATCTCCGGCGGCCAGTCGTGGGGCACGTTCGCTTTCGGCGGCATCTCATGGACGAACTACCGCGGCTATGCGCAGGGCGCCGCGATGGTCGAAACCGACAAGGCATATTTCTATCCGACCGGCGTGCCAAATCTGTTCCCGACCGTGTACGCGCCGGCCGACTACATCGAGACAGTGAACACGATGGGTCTGCCCCGCTACGTCAAGCAGTACCCGATGCCGAACGACAAAGGCATCCACCTCGACACCCAGATGAACGGCCTGAATTTCTGCTCGCGCCCGCTCGCGCTGCAGAGCGCCACGCACACCTAACACTCCCACGCCTTGGCGCGGCGTGAATGCCGCGTTCTTTTGGAGGATAAACTGATGTCCTTTGTTGTTGTAGACGGGCCGACGATCACGCAGGGCGAAAGCCTTTCGGACGGTGTTGATTGCTCCGCGGGTCAGATTGTCCGCATCACGGTGCCGCAGGAGTACAACGACGGCGACATGCCGAACGTGATGTCATTTCAGGTGTCGTCGGACGGCGGCAGCTACAACGACCTGTTTGACGACGAGGGCCATGAAATAACGATCGTGGCGCGGCCCAATCAAGCAATCATCATCGATAGATCGTGGGCGCGCACCGTGGGCTTCATCAAGCTGCGCTCTGGAACCCGCGATAGGCCGACGAAACAGACAACCGACTGCAAGCTCGCCATCGCACTATCAACCCCGTAGGGCCGCATGATCGATTTCGACGCCCTTGTCCTGAAACCGGCTGGAGACATTTTCCAGATCGCTGTCGTTTACACGCCAGCAGCGAGCCAGCCGGGCGTGCCCCCGTTCAAGGTCAATGGCGTCTATTCATCGACCAAGCTCGATGTGGTCATGCAGGACGACACCATCTTTTCGGACCAGCAGACCGACCTCTGTGTCCGGCTGGCCGACTTTGCCGCGTACCCGGACGAAGGCGACTTCGTCACTATCACCGACAAGCGGCATCCCGCCTACGGCAAGCAGTATTGGATAGGCGACCTCGATCTCGACGGCCAGGGCGGCGGCAAGTTGTTGCTGCGCCTCAAGGAGCCGAAGGACGAAATCAACCCGTATGCGCATGAACCTCCAGTGCCCGTGAGGCCCTTGGTATGAGCCATTGGGCCAACACCATCCACTCCGCGGCGATGTCGCTCTTGCAGGCGGGCTTCGGCACGACCTTCAAGACCTACCGCATCACGCCGATGCTGCAGGTGCAGCCGGAACATTTGCCGGTGCTCGCGGTCCATTTGCTGCGCGAGAAGCGCCTGCCGGACGGCCAGTGCAACCAGACCATGCCGAAGTTCATCCACGATCTGACGCTGGGATTCTCCGGGGCCGTCCAGATCCCGACCGACGAGCAGAACCAAATCCACGCGCTCGAAGAATGGATGGCAAGCATCGATGACCTGCTGCTGTGCGACCCGCGCTTCCTCAACCTCACCGAAGGCTGCACGCAAATGGATCGCGTCGGCCAATACGCGAAGGTGGGCGAGATCACTTTGTATGAAATCAGGGTCGAGATGAACCTCCAGTTCCGCAGCCAGTTCTCACCGACCATTGTGGACGACCTGAAGCTCATCAGCATCCAAACGCAATTCCCCGACAAGGCGCACGCCGATGCCGGCACTCCGCAGCTCGATCGCGAGTACGAGATCGAGACAGGACCGTAAGCAGTCAAACAAGGAGAGCAACAATGCCCGTTTCTTTCAACAGCATCCCAGCCAACTGGCGCATGCCCCTATACTGGGTGGAAGTAGACCCCAGCATGGCCGGCTATCCAAGCTCGCGCCTGGCGTCACTGATCATCGGCACCATGCTTTCGACCGGCACCGCGTTGCCTGACGTGCCGGTGCCGGTGCCGTCGCAGGCCGACGCGCGCCAGTTGTTTGGTTACGGCTCGATGCTCGACGGCATGGTGCAGGCGTTCACCCAGAACAATTTTGCCCAAGAGCTTTGGGTGGTCCCGATCAAGGAAGCGACCGCGGGCGTGGCCGCGACCGGCAAAATCTCGGTTACCGCGGCGGCGACAGCGGCGGGCACGCTGCCGGTCTACGTCGCCGGCCGCAGGGTGCAGGTGTTTGTTGCTGCGGGCGAGCCGATGGACACGACCGCGACCAACATCGCCGCTGCAATCAATGCCGATCCGTCGATGCCGGTGACCGCGGTTGCAACTACTGCCGAGGTCGATCTCACCTGCAAGTTCAAGGGCGTCGAGGGCAACGACATCGATGTCAGGCTCGCCTATGGCGGCGCGCTCGCGGCCGAGCAGGTGCCGATCGGCCTCCTGATCACTCTGCCGGCCACCAACAAGCTGACGGCGGGCACCGGCGATGTGGACATCACGCAGGCGCTCGTGAACCTGGGCGATGAGCCCTACGAGTACGTCGCCACCGGGTACACCGACAGCACGTCGCTCGCGTTGCTGGAAGGCGAGTACGGCTTCAGCGACAACGGCCGATGGGGCTGGATGCGCCAGCTCTACGGACACATCTTCGCCGCCAAGCGCGGCGTCGCGGCGGCGGGCGATGCTGTCGGCTATGCCGATCTGTTGCAGTACGGGCCGAACAACAACAGCGGCGTCGTGTCGGTCATGGGCATCGAGTCGAACTCGCCCACCCCGCCCTGGTGCTTTGCTGCGGCTTACACCGCAAAGGCGGCGCGCGCGCTGGTCAACGATCCGGCGCGTCCGTTGCAGACGCTCTCGCTGGACGGTTGCCTGCCGCCGCCGAAGCATCAGCGCTTCACCATGCGGCAGCTCAACGATCTGGCCTGGGTCGGCATCGCCACGCAGGCGATCAACGCCGATGGCGTGCCGGCGATCAAGCGGGAAAGCACCACCTATCAGAAAAACCTCTACGGCCAGGGCGACGATGCCTATGAGCTGGTGCCGACGCTGGCCACGCTGGCGGCACTGTTCCGCTCGCAGCGCTATGCGATCACCAGCAAATATCCGCGTCACAAGCTGGCCGATGACGGAACGCGCTTCGGTGTCGGTCAAGCCATCGTGACGCCGAAGATAATAAAAGCCGAGCTGATCTCGCAGTACCTACAGGACGAGTTCTTGGGGCGGGTCGAGAACCTGACCGCATTCAAGCAGAACCTCATCGTGGAGCGAGCAGTTGACGACCCGAACCGGGTCAACGTCCTCTATCCGCCCGACCTCATCAATCAGCTTCGGATATTCGCCGTGCTGGCGCAATTCAGGCTGCAATACAACAGGGGCGTCGATACCTCGATCGCCGCCTGATCGAAATGTTGTTGAAACGGCACGGCGCGCATACAGGCCGTGCGCGCCGTTTTCATCATGGGAGACGGAATTTTGTACGGGAAGGTGAACAAACCATTCTGGAGCGACAAGCCGGTGGTCGTCATCGGCGGCGGCCCGTCGCTGATCGGTTTCGACTATGAGCAATTGCGCGGCGCGCATGTGCTGGCGGTGAAGGGAAAAATCTTCGGCATTCCGTGGGCGGACGCGGTCTTCGGCCTCGACGTGAAGCGCTACACGGAATGGCGCGAAAAGCTCGCGGAGACACGCACGCGCGTCTATTGGGCCGTGCCCGAGGAACAGCTCGACCAGGCAGGGCCACCGCCCGCGAAGAACATCACGCTACTGAAACGCATGGACGGTCGCGGCCTGTCGGACGACCCAAGTGAAATCTATGGCGGCGGCACCAGCGGCTTTGGGGCGCTGCAGGTCTGCATCCACAAGCAGGCACGGGCAATCGTGCTGCTGGGCTTCGACTACAACGGCGGATGCGAGCAGCAGAGTGAGAAGTGGGATGAGTGGGCCGAGCACTTCGCGGTCTATGCGCCCTACTTCAACGAGCACCGCATCAGCGTCGTGAACGCCTGCCCCGCGTCAACAATCAGGTGCTTTCAGAAAATGACGCTTCCCGATGCCGTCGCGATGGTTCGCCACAGCATCGGGGCGTGAGTTCAACGCCGCCTAAAAACAGGAGAAACACCATGCCCCAAGGCCCGTTCGCTGGAACCGCGTATCTGAAGGTCGATAGCAATCAATACCCGCTCAAGGGCAACCTGACGGTGTCCGCGTCGGCGGTCGAGCGCACCGGCATCGCGGGCCAGGACTACGTCCACGGCTATCAGGAGCTGCCGCGTGTGCCCTACATCGAGGGCGACGTGTCAACGCTGCCCGAGGTGTCGCTGGACTTCCTCGAAGCCATCACCAACGCGACGGTGACCGCCGAGCTGATCAACGGCAGAACCTACGTGCTCAGTCAGGCGTGGACCAAGGGGCCGCTCGAAATCAACACGCACGACGGACAATTTCGGATCAGGTTCGAAGGCGTGAGCTGCATCGAGATGGCGCCGTAAAAGGAGCAACCATGCAAGAGGCGGTTAAGAAGACCGAGCCAGAGGCCGCGGCGCCACCGCGGTTGAAGGAAGTTGTTGTTGATCTGATAACGCCGGTGCAAGCGCACGGCGAGACGATCAAGCAATTGAAGTTTCGCCGGCCGACAGGCGGCGACATAATGGCGATGACCACGGGCTACCCGATCAACATCAACTGGCAGAGCGGCGAAATCACCGTCAACCCGCCCGTGATGGGCGACATGATGTCCCTGCTCGCGTCGGTTCCGCCATCAACGATCAAGTCAATGGACGCGGAGGACTGGTCAACCTGTGCCTATGCGTTGATGCGTTTTTTCCCGCCGGGCGTCCAGGGGACGCAGTCTTAAACTGCTACCGCTTGGCGAAATTCTACTCGCGGCCTCCGGGCGAGTTCTTGGCGATGACGCTGGACGAGGTCAATCAGCATATGCACTGGACCGACATGCTGTTGGCGACCGCAGAAAAGCAGCGACGACCGGATTAAGGGCGGAACGACATGGCCAATGAAGATGTCCTGAGACTTCGCGCAACCTTCGTCTCAGACCAAGCGCTGGCGAACATCCGCAACATGGGCCGCGAGATCGGCCTCATGCAGACGAAGGCTGGCACCGGCGCAAAGGCGGCGAGCAAGGAGTTCCAGGCGCTATTCGGGTCGCTGCAGCAGGTCGGCGGCGCCATCACCGCGACATCGTCGGCTTTCGGATCGTTCGGCCTGGGCGCGGCCGGCGCCGCCGGTGCAGCCGCGGGGCTGGTGCTATCGCTCAATCGCGTGGCGAATCAGGTCGTACAGCTCAAGTACGCGAGCAAGGAAATCGGCATGTCCGAGCGCGATCTGCGCGCTTGGATGGAGACAGCCGAGAAGGCGGGACAAGCCCCCGAGGCGATGCTGGGAAGCCTCAAGAGCTTCAGCCGCACCATGAACGAGTTTAAGTACAACATGGGCGCGGGGTTTGATGACATCATCTCGCGCGGTGGCGGCCCGCTGATCAACGCCCTAAAGGCCGCAACGACGCAGGGCGAAAAGCTCAAGATCGCGTTCCAACAAAAAGACCGGATGGATAAGGCTGATCCGTCCGGCTTCACGTCGCGAATGTATTTCCAATCGATCGGCCTTGGCGCGGAAGCCGCTGCGCTGTCGCTGGATCAGTACAATAAATCGCGGGCAAAGATGGAGGACATAACGCCTGAACAGCAGGCGGCGGCGCAGAAGTACAAGGACTCGCTGGTCGAGATGGGCACGGCCTGGGACAAGCTCGTGCTGGTCGGCTCGAAGCCGCTGTTTCCGGCGGCCACAGGGGTAATGAATGCGATAAGCGGAGCGATTGAATCGAACATCAAGCAAATAAACGAGATGGATAAGACGTTGCAGGCCGCGAAGGATAAGTGGGCAAAGGGCGACTACAAAGGTGCTGCGGCGACTGCTTTATTTGGTGAAGGTGACTACAGTTCATATTCAACCAACCCTGCCACGCACCCGATACCTCCACCGCTGGTGCGGGTTCCGCAGCCAAACATCTCGGGGATACCGGGAGTGCCCGGATCGAGGGCACGCCAAATTCCGCACATGGCGCGCGGCGGCATCGTCAGCGGCGCAACGCTGGCGATGGTTGGCGAAGGCGGCCCCGAGGCGGTCATCCCCCTCAACAAGCTCGGCGGTGGCAGCGCCGACAAGGCCGACGAGGTCCACACCGTCAAGGAAGGCACCTTCCAGGCGTTGATGGATTTCAAGGACTACATCGATGCCGATCGCCAGGGCAGCGGGTTCCTCGGCGGCGGTGGTGGTGGTCCCGGCGGCGGAGCACCCGGCGGTGGTGGCGGCGGCGGTGGTGGTGGCGGCGGCGGTGGTGGTGGCGGCGGTGGCGGTGGTGGAACGCCCGGCGGCGGTGGTGGCCCTGTTCTCGACACCAGCGGCAAGCCTGTCGATCCGCAGACGGTGGCCGGCCTCAAGCAGCTCGCGGCGTCCGGCAACACCGCAGGCATGCGGCAACTGATGTCCTCGCGCGGCTATCGCGTAGACAGCGCATGGTGCGGTGACCTCGCGCGCGCTTTTAGCGGTGGGTCCGGTTATCAGGTGCCGAAGGGATACTCGGTCGCTTCGAACTGGCGCAGCATTGGCGAGCATGGCGAAGGGGCGAACATCAATGATCCGGGGCGGGGCTTCGGCAGCATCGTCGCAAGCAAGACCAACGTGAAGATCGGCTCGACCGGCGGTCACGTCATGGAGATCGAGCCGGGCAGCTACGACCCGAAGACCAACACGGCGATGGTCGATGACACGGGCGGCCGGCGCCGCCGATCATTGAGCGGCTTCGAGATACGTTTGCTCCAGAAGGCGACCGGCGAGGTAGACAAGCCGAGCAGCGTGCCGGCGGGTGCTGCTGGCGGTGGCGATGCCCACAAGTTCATGCGTGGGCTTTCGTTCCTCGAAACAAGCAACGACCCGAACGTGGCGGCAAAAAGCGAAGGCGGCAACACGGGGTTCTTTCGGCAGAACGCCCGTGATGCCGCGCAGGCCAAGCGCGCTGGCTTGCCTGATCCGCGAACCGGAACCTACGACCAGCAAGAGGCTGCAAATTGGGCTTACATTCAAAAGTTTTTCCCGAAAGCCGCCGAAGCAATCAAGCGCGGCGACTACGATGCGGCTTCTCAGATGTTGCACGGGCATTGGGTTGGATTGCCCGGCGGCTCGCAGCCGCAGACCGCAGAGCGCATGGCCGAATGGCGGAAAACTCTGGCGCCGGATAAGGACGACGCAGCAGACCAGCGTACCGCGATACACAAGGACTTCGGCAAGGGCTTCACCCACAGGATGCAGGCAGCGCTCCAGGCGGCGAAAACGACCGCGACCAACCCCGGCACACCGGAGGAAATGGGAGGCTTCGCCGCCGATGTGACGGCGATGACGCTGGCGGGTGGCTCTCCGCAGAACATTCACGACTACATGGCCAAGCACGGCATCAACATGAGCGTGGCGACGTGCGGGCAGTTCATGGCGGCGATGGTCAAGCGGCATGGCGGCGAGCCGCCGCAAGGTTTTGAAACGGCTTCTAACTGGCGTGGATGGGGCGAAGGAGGTTATGCAGGCGGACCCGGTATGGCGAATATCGCGGTAAGAAACACCGGGAAAACGGGGCAGGCAGGATCGCACGTCACGGCGGCGGTCCCGGTCTACGACGACAAAGGAAACATCACAGCTTGGCAGGGGATTGGAGCAAATCAGTTCAACCCGAAGGGCGCGCAGCACGGCATCGGCCAGTATGGCCATGATGTTGTTTCAAACCGGCCGATCACGATAGGGAGCGGACCAAGGCAATATCAAATCAGGCATATGTTGCTTGGTCCCGATCAGGAGGCTCCGACCGCGCGCGTTGACGGCGCGGTGAACACGGGTGCGGCCGGCGCGTCGAATGTCCAGGGCAGCGTGAACGTGACCGTCAATTCGAACGGCACGGCGGCGAAAACGAATGCCAGTTCCCACGGCAGGCTGTGGCAGAACACGACGATCCAAAGCTACAAGCAGATGCAGTTGACCGACAGACCGGGAATAGGTTTCGGGCCGACATGATCATCACCGACATCAAGAACCCGTGGCGCAATGCGTTCCGAACGGCGTGGTTCCGCGGTGCGTTTTTCCATGTCGATACCGATGCGCGCGCGGGCGGCCGGCGCGTGGCGCTCCACCAATATCCAAAGAGAAATTTACCCTACGCCGAGGACATGGGCCGCACCGCGTTTGCGATCACGGTGCAGGGTTATTTGATTGGACCGAACTATCTCGATGACATGGACATTCTGATCGGATGCTTAGAAGACGATGGCCCTGGTTTGCTGAGTTTGCCGCTGCCGTACAATCTGCAAGATGTAATGGTGATGGTGCAGGGCTACAGCGTCACGACGAGTCGCGAAAAGGGCGGCTACTGCGCAGTCGAAATGGCCTTTGTCGAGTACGGCGACCCGACCTTCAGATCAACGGTCGCGACACCGGCTCAAATAAACGAGTCGGCTACAACGGTCGAGAACACGGTAGCGGGCACGCCGACACCGACAACGGCAACCGAAGTGCAGCCGTATGCTGCCGTCTACAACAGTGCAGGCGTATCAGACGTAGTCCCGAATTTGGAGGAATGATGAACTCCGACGAAGCAAATGAGGTTCTCGGCATCGTGCGGCGGATTGGCCCGGTAGTGCTGTCGGCTGCCGTCAGCTTGTCTGGGACCGTGGGGACATCGCTGCGTCGTGCGGTTGGAATGATGGTGGCAGATCAGAACATGATCAACATGCCAACCTTTGCCTATGCGTTCTCCGTTTGCGTCGATTTGGCGCGCTTCTGCCAAGCGACATTGGTGACGATGGACCGGGTACGCAAGGCCGCGCTGACGGAAGCGCCGTTCAGCCTGCCAGCGGTTTTGACGGTCCAGGCAATCGTGCGGATAACGCTGGCCGCGAATGCCCGCATAATAGCAACGACAACCTACAAATCGCGCGACCAGGTTGAAGCGGTGGCGGTGGCAATAAATGAGGCGTTCAGCGCAACCGAGGAACGGGCCTCAGATGATCTCGACAGCGCAACCTATATGGCGCTGATCCGCTTGCATGGAAATGTTGTTCAGCATTTGGCCACGCGCGCCCGCGAGCTGCCGCGCCTCATCAGCTACGACTATGCGACGGTGATGCCAGCGCTGCGAATGGCGCAGCGCGCCTATGGCGATCCGACTCGGTTTGCCGAGTTGATTGCCGAGAACGGTATCGTGCATCCCGCTTTCATGCCCGCATCGGGCAAGATGCTGGCGGTGTGAGATGGTCGTAAGAATACTCGATGCCCCGAACCCGCCGTCCAGCACGGCACCCCCGAGCAATCAGCCGGTTACGGCGCCGCCGGTTGCAAAGCTGCCGTCGAGTGTTACCGATCCGTATCAACAGGACAAAGTGGCAGCCCGGATCAGGAGCGGCAAGGAGGTCGTGACGCTGGAAGTGCGCGGAACGCTGTTCACGAACTGGACGACAGTGCGGGTCGAACAGAAGGTGACGGAGTGGTTCCCAACATTCCAGTTTGAATGCTCCGAGGCTGTTCCGGTCCCGCTGTCGATCGAGTCGGCGCAATTCGTCCCCGGCGATGTGGCGCGCGTCTATGTCGGCGGCGTGCCGGCGGTCTACGGCTACATCACAGAGCGCCATGTCGGCTACGACGCCAAGCAACACGGCGTCCGGCTGATCGGGGTCGGCAAGACCTTCGACCTCACGAACTCGTCGGTCCCGCCCGACAAGCTCGAAGGCCATGACGGGCAGACGTGGCAGCAGCTCGCGGACTCGATCACCGCGCATCTCGGTATCAAAATCAAGCAGTACGGTGAGGTAGACAACAAGCCGTTCGACAAGATCGGGATTTCTCCGGGGGAGACGATTCAGACCGTGCTGGAGCGTTACGCCCGCCCGCGCAACATCGTCATCGGTTCTGATCCCTATGGAGCCTTGCTGGCAATTGGGGAAAATCAAGCGACCTCGACCGGCGATCTGATCGAGAGCGGCAATATCTTGCGAGCCAATTGCGTCATTCGCGACCCGAATGTCTACAAGCAGATTTTTGCTGTGGGGCAAGGGTACGGCAGCGACGACAACAATGGCGACCCGATGAACAAGCAGATGGTGTTCCTCGAAGGGACATCGACCCGCAACCGCGTGATCGTGGCGGTGAACGATGTCGCGGAGCAGGATATGCACGGTCTGCAACGCCGCGCCCAGATGGAGCGGGTGTTCACTGAGGGCAGCAAGATCGAAGCCCAGATCACGGTGCAGGGCTGGTTCAAGGATGAAAACACAAGCAGCGAGATATGGCGTGCCGGCGAGTACTACTACATCTATTCCCCGTCCCTGATTCTCGATGACATTCTTGGCTGCGCGGTCTGCGTCTATGAGCAGAGCGATGCAGGCAGCACAACGACGATGACGCTGGTAAAGCCGATCCACATGAATGGACGCTTCAACTATCGGAATTTCACCGTCCCTAATCTGCCGGACCTACAACAGGAAAATCAATCGCCATGAATAGAAACAGCCTGATGGAAATCTCCGGTCGGGTCATGCACCAGTTCGTTCGCCTGACGCTCAACAAATCGAACGACGACCCGATGATGCAGGAATTGCACGTTGATGGGATGCTCTCGGACGTGCGCAGCATAGTGGAGCGCGTCCAGCATTTCGGGTTTACCTCGACGCCGCTGCCGCGAGATGAGCAGCAGAAAGGTCAAGGCGGCGGCGGAAGCGGTGGCGACCAGATAAAGGGGCCTGCCGCCGAGGCGATTGCCGCATTCATCGGAGGCCAGCGCAATCATCCGGTGGTCATCGCGGTCGATGATCGCAGGCATCGTCCAATGGGGCTGAAGCCGGGGGAGAACGCGCAATATGACGACATCGGCCAAATGACATTGTTGCGGCGAACCGGGCTGTTCTTGCTGTCGCTGGATGGCGACCAGAGCCAGCAGAGCGGCGGCGGCAAGGACGCGAGCGGCGGCAGCAGCAGTCAGAGCACGGAACGCATGGTGTCGATCCGCCATGTCGAAAAGCAGAAGCAGCAGCGCGGCAAGGTTGGCGCCAGCGGTGGCGGTGGAAGCGGTGGTGGAAGCGGCGGGAGCAGTAGCCGCACGATCGAGATCACTGAACAGGCGGCGGCTGGCGGCCAGCAAAGCAAGAGCAAGCAGGACTACAAACACGAAGGCGAGACGGTGAACAACGAAATGCGCGTCACCAAGAAGCGCATCGAGTTCCGATCTGGCGATGACGTGGTGGGCTACTACGACAAGCAGAGCAAGACGTGGTGCTTCATCGGCAAGGTGAAGCTCGGCACCGAGAGCGCATCGCATCCGGTCTACGGCGTCAATCAAGGGCTCGGCATGACGACCGATCCGAACGGCAGCGATGCCGTGCTGGTCAACGCGCCGAAGCCTGGACCGCCGACATCGCAGGACGAGCGGCCATGAGCAGCGATGTCCGCTTCCTCCAGCAGCTCGACTTCCCGGCTTATGCCGTGCAGCTCGATTGGCTCCTGACGGACCAAAATCTGGTCGCTGACGGTTACGACCTGCAATCGGCCGTCATCGTCGCGCTCGGCACCGATGCGCTGGCGCCGCCCGGAGCGGAATTGCCCGACCCCGACGACACCGACAGGCGCGGATGGTGGGGCGACATGGACGCCGATTTGATCTGGCAGGGCTGGCCGGTCGGGTGCCTGTTGTGGCTGTTGTCGCGCGCCAAGCTCACCGATTCGAGCGCGCGCGAGGGCGCGACATTGACGCGGGCGGACGGCTGGACGCGCGCCGCAATGGCACCCTTCGTGCAGCGGCGTGTGGCATCCCGCATCGAGGTGACCTCGGGACAGAGAAACACGGATCGCATCGACATCGGGGTGACCATCTATCGTGGGCCGAGCCCGCCGGTGGAGTTGTTGTATTCGGAGCTTTGGGACGACTTGAAGCGAGGCAGATAAGTAGATGCCCTGGACGACGCCAACGCTTCGCGACATACGCCGCCTTTCGCGCGACTACGTGCTCGCGCAGTTGGGCGCGAAGGTGATGATTCCAAATTCCGTGCTTCGCATTATGAGCGATGCGATGTCGGGACTCGCGAACCTCGCCTATCTGTATCTTGATTGGCTGGCAAAGCAGTTGATGCCGGACACCGCCGAACGGGAGTGGCTGGACCGGTTCGGCATAATCTGGCTGACAAATTCGGACGGCTCGAAGGGACGCAAGGTCGCCACCTACGCTTCCGGCACGGTTCAATTTCTCGGCACGTTCGCATCGCCAGTCCCGGTCGGCACCCTGATCACGGGCGGCAATGGCGTGCCGTACCAGACGACCAGTTCCGCAACGATCGATGAGCTGGGGCAAGGGACATCCGATGCCATTTGCTTGACGGCCGGTGTGATCGGGAACCTGCCCGAGGGCGATGCAATGACGCCCTCGCCAGCCGTCGATGGCATCGATAGCGCGATCCTGATCAGCGACATGAGCGGGGGTGTAGACACCGAAACCGATGAGCAGCTTCGCGAGCGCATTCTGTTCCGCATTCAAGAGCCTCCGATGGGCGGCAACCAACAGGATTACGTGCGCTGGGCGAAAGCCGTGCCCGGTGTCACGCGCGCGTGGGCAGAGTCGGAGATGGGCATCGGAACTATGACGTTGCGGTTCCTCATGGATGATTTGTACCCGGACAATTACGGGCTGCCAACACCGGCGGATGTGCAGACCGTGAGCGACTACATCGACAGCGTGCGGCCGGTCACCGTCAAAGACTGTTTCGTCATGGCCCCGCTGCTTTATTTCTACGATGTGACGATCAACAAGTTGTCTCAGGATACGCCGACTGTTCGCGGAAACATCGAGGCGTCATTGGCAAAAATGGAGTTCGTGCGCTCGCAGCCGGGCCAGACCATGTACCGGTCCTGGGTGGACGAGGCGATCAGTCAAGCAATAGGCGAAATCGATCACGAGCTGACGTTCACAACCGCCGTAATGCCGGGACCAGGCTACATGCCGACTTTGGGAACGATCCTCTATGTCGCCTGATAAGCACATCACGCGCTCGGGCGAGGACTACGCTGAAGCCATGCAGCAATTGCTTCCGCTCGGGCAGGCGTGGCCGCGCGACTACGACAGCGTGCTGATGAAAACGGTGCGCGGCTTGACCGGCATCTGGGGCAACATCGAGGGCCGCGCCTCGCAATTGCTGGAGATCGAAAGCGATCCGCGCACCACAACGGAATTGTTGCCGGATTGGGAACGCAATTGGGGCCTGCCCGATCCCTGCATGAAAGACCCGCCGACCAGCCTGGACGAGCGGCGGCAAGCCCTGGTGACGAAGATGACGAGCATCGGCGGGCAGTCCCGCCAGTATTTCATCGACGTTGCCAAGCAGTACGGCTACGAAATAACGATCACGGAATACGCGCCCTACATGACCGGCGTTTCGCTGGTGGGCGACACGCGCGGCTTGGACAACAAGACACCGCCGGATGATTATCGCTGGCGGCTTGGTCCGCCCGAAATGCGCTACTACTGGACGGTTCACGTCAGCGCGACGAAGCTCACCTACTTCCATTGCAATTCGAGCCAGTGCGGCATCGACCGTCTGTTGCGCATCGGACTTGCCGACGATCTGGAATGTATCCTGGATGAATTGAAGCCGGCGCACACCGACATCGTGTTCGATTACTCGCCGCTTGAAGCGCTGGACTTTACGCAGTCGTTCAACTCGCAATACCTCGCACTCGGGATGATGTAGATGCCGGACAACAAGCAAATCAAAGACGGCTTGGGTGATCTGTTCACGATCAGGATGCGGGATATTTCCGCAGCCGCGGACGGGTCGCTTGTGCGCTCGCTGATCTTCGCGACCGCCGCTCCTGTCGATTTTCTCGGCGGCGGGTCGTTTCATCGCGCCAGCAAGAGCGGGACGATGGTGGCGAACATCGGTGCCGCCGCGCCGATCTACTCGTTCCAGTGGCCATCGGTTACGGCAGTCGCCTTGATCCGGCGCATTCGCATATCGGCATGGAGCATGGATGTCGGTTTCACGCCGGGCATAGCGGAATTCGACATGGTGACGGCGCGCGCCTTCGTGACGCAATTGTCGGGTGGCGCGCAGGCGAACCTTGCCGGAAACAGCGCGAAACTACGGACCACGATGGGGTCTTCGCAGGCCAACATCGTTTACGCGCAGACGGCGGCGCTGACCGGCGGAACGTACACAGCCGATCCGGGGCCGGGCGCGACCGAACGATGGGTGGCGGGGGTCGGCGGCAACGTCTACACGCCAATCACCACCGGGATGATGAAGCTGTTTGAGAAGGCGCAAGGCGAGATGCCGCTGTGGGTGGCGAAGCAGGAGGGCTTCATCATTCAGGCGACAGTACCGCAGACAGGAACATGGTCGTTCAGCATCGCGACCGAATGGGACGAAGTCCCGCCATACACCTACGGAGCTTGATCCCATGCTATACAATCAGCCGCTCGACCAGCCCGCAAATACGAATGCGCCCTACATCGACGGCAATCCTGCTGCTGGCATTCAAGGTTCGATTGTCCCAGCAGCATCGATTGAATACGACCAGCGCGAGGTGGTCGAGGTCATCACACGCGCGAACGTGCGCGGCTATTCGGACTTTGCCGGGGTGCCGTGCGCGGTCCCGGCGAACACCGATCTTTCCCAGCTCCGCAAGGCGATCGAAGGCTACATCACCAATTGGCAGTTTTTGATCACAACGGAAGTGACGTTCAAGGTTCACGGCTCGGGCGCTGATTTTGCCGACTTGAATGCAGCGTTCGCCTATCTCGGGAAATACAAGATTACGCCGACAGGGCATGTCATCCTGCAATTGGCGGGCGCTGCGTCCGGGTCCGCGCAGGCTCAACAGTACGTCTACACCAAGGGAATTATTGCTTCGCATCCAAACAATGATCGCATCTCGATTTTCGGTGCGCCATTGCTGGCGCCAGTGCCGCGATCGGATGCCGGCTACGCGTGGAACGGATCGTCGGCCGTTCAGCGGAATACCGACATGGCGACAAATCTCGCTGTTCTGAGAAGCAAGTTTGCTACTGAATTGCATTTTTCGGGCGGCGCTCTCACGACAGCCTCGTTTCCCGCCGCCGGCTTCCAGATTATTGGTCTATCGTTGATGCATCTCGACGGGATATTGTTGACCAGCGACGGCAACCCATCGCAAGGGACCGGCTTTCTTTTCAACTGTAGTGGCTATTTGAATTGTATGCCGAGATCGATTATGGGGCCGAGTCCGTGGGCCTATGATGGTCTTGCGGCCGTCAACTGGAGGGGCGGCTGCGGCTTTCAGTTCGATGTCGGTGCCGGCATAGCGATCGAAGGGGAAGCGGGTGATTTTAATTTCAATTCACCGCTGATCGCTATCTACAACCAAAGCGGACTCGCCTTGACGAATGGCGGCTTCATCACTTCAAATTCGAACCTGATCGCTCTCGGCAATGACACCGGCGGTATGTACCTCTGGCCACGCGCCGGCACGCAATGGGACGGCGGTATATTCTGCAACGCAAATGGTGGCCAGGGCGTCCAGTGCTATCTGTCCTCGACCGGCTATCTCGCCGCACCGATGATAAACGGTGCTTACACGGGCGGCCCGTCGCATTGTTTCCGCAACGGAGGCTACGGGCTCTGGCTAGAGATGTCGAACATCTCAGCGAACATCGATTTCGGCTCCGGTGCGAACGCCAATGTTGCGGGCGCAATCTACGCAGCCAACAATGCCGGCGTCCAGCTCTGGGGCTCCTATGCGAACGCCACGCCATGCAGCCCGGCATTCGGAACCACTGGCAACAACAACTCAATGATCAATGTCGGTTGGTAGAGAGGGCGGACTCAAATGAAGCTGATTTATTGTTTGAACGGAGTCGTTGTCGGCTCTCACGACAGCGCGCTGAACATCCCATCTTCGGTGTACGGGAGCGGTGTGCGCGTCATTCCGTATGACCCATCGATGGGGGAATTGCCGCGCGTGGGTACGGCTCCGGTGTTTCCAGAGAGGGACACCCGGCCATACGGACAACCGGTCGAAACACCGGAATTGTTGATGGGCTATGCCGGTCAGGTGCGCTGGGAAACCGTGACGGCCGGAATAGCCTACGGAAGTATCCCGGCAAATACGGACCGCGTCAGCCAAACGCTGATCGCAAATCTCGCGCAGTATGCGGCGACCCTCGCGCCGACAGACACCATCTCCTTCACGCAGGACGGTGTCGCCTATCAAATGACGGCGCAGGACGCCATCACTTTGAACAATCAAATGGTAGCACTGGCGCAGCAATGCCGGACGGTCGAGGCGGAATGCCTTGCCGATCTTACGGGCGCGACGCCAACGATCCTAACCTACGATGATGTCGAGGCACGCTTCGCTGGATTGCGGTCGAAGACGCTGCGATACAAGAAGGCATGACATGGCTGGCCCTTCCTACTACACCGGTCAAATGAACGTATCCAAGAACGAGGATTGGGTCGTTCCATTTCTGTATCAGATGATTGACGGCACCGGCACGGTGATCGCTCCAATTGACCTGACCGGATCGACGTTGAAACTCGCCTTGCGCAGGCAGGAAATCGATCACGAAGCCCTGGTGTCGGTGTTCTCGCCGGACGGCGGGATCATGCTCACGGACGCGCCGAACGGGCTGTTTCAAATCGTGATTGTCCGTAACCTGCTATCGAACCTCGAAGCCGGGCAGTATTTCGCTGACATGGTCCGCCTGATGCCGAACGGTTATCAGGAGCGCATGTGGGAAGGTGTGGCAGTCGTTGTTGAAGGGACGACACGCTAATGGCAGAGCCGCTATTCGAGCTTGGCAGCGGAACACCGCGCATCACGCTGCAAGCGTACACGCCAAGCGACACCTCGCTGACGGTGCCGCTGGTTGGTCCCGCCGGGCCGCAGGGCGAGCCGGGACCGATGGGACCAATGGGGCCGGTCGGGCCTCCCGGCTTGGTCGGCTCGCAAGGACCGGGTGGGCCTCCTGGGCAGCAAGGACCGGCGGGACCAAGCACGCCGGGGCCGCCGGGGCCGACAGGTGCGCCCGGCCCCATTGGACCGGCCGGCGGCATTCCAGAAGCGCCGGTGGACGGAGCCATCTACGGCCGCGTCAATACGATGTGGCAGGCGATCGGCATCACCGGTGCGATCCGCTACGACATCACGCAGGGCTTGACGACGCCGCAGCAAGACCAGGGGCGCGCCAACATCAACGCCGTCAGCAAGTCTGGCGACACGATGAACGGATCGCTGACCGTCAACGGCGATCTCGGTTCTCAGAGACTCGGCGCTCCCAGCACAGGTTTGATTCAATTCGGTAATTCTGGCTCTCGGTATCTCTTTTTCGACGGCACCAATTACAACTTCAATGGCGGATCGGTCACTTCCTCCAACGGTCGTCTGTGGGGCACGAACGATTTCAACTACCAGCCGCTCAACAAGGCCGGCGATTCGTTGACCGGGTTGTTGAGCACTGTCGGCTCGTCGCCCGGCATCAACAGCGGCAATGGCTCGCAAGCGTTGATGGTCTATGGCGCGGGCGGCGGCAACGAAGCCTTTATGACGTTCCATCGGCCCGGCATGTTTGCTTGCAACTTCGGCTTGGCGCAAGACGGCAATCTCTACGTTGGCGGCTGGTCACTCGGCGCTGGCGTTCAGTACAAGATTTGGACGACGAAGGATTTTGCCTCGATCCCGGCAGCGCCAAATCTCGCGCCTTACGTCAACAATGCGCGCTACGTCTATCTGGGGGACTACAATTTTCAGTTCGGGACGGTGGCCGAACCGTACAACGGCGGGGTCGTAAGTGGGTTGGCCATGTTCGCGCAAAACGTGATCACCGGGCGCATGCGGCAACTGCAACTCTACACCACGGGTTGGTGGAATGTGAGTTACGGATGAAAATCATCGATCATGAAAAGTGGCTTCCATATAAGCCCGCGCAAATGCCGCCGGCCGCGCCGCCGAATACTTTGTTTGCTCGCCGCGAGAGCGATAAAACTGATTGGTACGACTACGTCAACAGCGGCAAGAATTTTGGAGCTGACAGCGTCAAGCTGATGGCGATCTGGCGAGAGGACATGGGCGGATATATTGTTGGTCCTGCGGTGTTTGACGCGACCATGTTGTTCCCCCCCAATCATATCGTCTTCGAGATCACCGACTACACCGGCAGCGACCCGCAGGCGGACTTCGGCGGCAAGCTATATGAGCCGGCCACGGGCACGTTCAGTGCGCCAACGATGGCGGCTGCCGAGCCTTCGCTTGCGAAACTGGTGGAGGAATTGACCGCGCGCATCGCCGTACTGGAAGCCAAGAAATGACAATGACCGTTGAATTGTTGGTGCCGCAGACCGGAGCCGCAGGCCCGGTGGGGCCGCCTGGACCGATGGGGCCGCAAGGTCCGGTCGGACCTCCTGGGCTTGTCGGATCGCAGGGGCCGGGCGGACCGCCGGGATCGCAAGGTCCGGTCGGGCCGCAGGGCATTCAAGGTCCGCAGGGCGCGGCCGGCGCGCAGGGGCCGGTCGGCGCGGGCGTGTCCACGGTCTACTATTCGGCCACCGCGCCAACCGGAGTGCCTGACGGAACGATGTGGTGGGACACCACCGCAGGCTTGCTCTATCTGCGCTACAACGACGGCAACTCGACACAGTGGGTGATTGCTTGCCCGCAGCCTGACACCTCGACTTATTTGACGAGTGTTGCGCAGGCGCTGACGGCTCCGCAGCAACAACAAGTCAGGCAGAACGTCTACGCCGCGCCGTTCGACGCGCTGGCGTACAGCGGGATGCAGGTGAACGGTTCGTTTGATGCCAGTCAGGAAAAGGGCTTCGCTGCAACATTAGCTTCCGGCTACATTTGCGACGGCTGGTATATGAGCGCGGGTGGCACGGTGGGGCCAAATGCGGCTGTCATTGGTGGTGCCAGCTTCGGAATACAGAATTGCCTTGGGGTTGGCATCAATACGGCATCAACAAATTCCGCGGACAGCGTTGAATTTCAAAATCGCATCGAAGGCTTCCGCGTTGCCCGGCTGGCCTGGGGCACACCGAATGCGCAGCCGATAACGATTGGATTTTGGACCGCACATCACAGGACCGGAACCTATAGCTGCTCCGTTCGAAATATCAACGGCACGCGCTCCTATTGCACGACCTACACGCAGAACGCTTCGGACATCTATGAATACAAGACTGTCACGATCCCAGGAGACACCGCCGGGACGTGGAAGTGGGATAACAATATAGGGATACTTCTCGACTTCGCGATGGCGGGTGGAACAGCAGCTACGGCACCAGCGGCGAACGTGTGGACCGCCGGGAACTATTTTGCCGCGCCAGGACAAGTGAATGCCATTGCGGCGACAACGGATGTTTTCCGCTTGACCGGAGTGGTGGTGCTGCCCGGCCTCGAAGCGCCATCCGCCGCGCGCGCGCCTTTCATCATGCGGCCCTACGATCAGGAACTTTTGCTTTGCCGTCGCTACTGGCAATGCACGAACAGTCAGGTGCCGAAAGGCGGGGGAAGTGGCTCGCTTATGGGCAACACCTATACGGTGGGGACTAACGCCATCTTCGGCTCGTGGAAGTTCGACCCAATGCGCGCGCAACCGACTCTTTCGATATGGTGTAATGGCGTGCAAAATCAGGTCAGAAATGATTTCAACGGTGCTTACCTTGCAGCAACTTTGACCGCAACCAGCGTGCTTACGCCAGATCGACTGAGTGGGGTCATCTTCTCAGGCGCCCCGTTGACGCTGAACACAGGCTATAGCTTCGATCTACAATTGGACGCGAGGCTTTGATCATGCTTGATTTCCCCAACGCACCGACTGTCGGCCAGAAATATCCGCAGCCGCCCGTTTCCGGTGCGCCGGTCTACACCTGGGACGGCGTGAAGTGGACAACGGTTGGCGGCCCGGTGTCTGGTGCATCTTATGGCCTTGGTAGTTTGTTCAACGTGCAGGCATATGGCGCAACGGGTAACGGCGTCACCAACGACACCGCTGCAATACAGGCCGCAATCAACGCGGCTGGACCAACAAATGCTGCCGTCTATTTCCCCGCCGGTGTCTACATTGCGGTTGGTCTTGTCATCACGCCGATAACCAATCCGTCAACAGGCTTGGCCACGCACAACCCATCGCTTATCGGAGATGGCAGTCGTAGCTCGATCATCAAGCGACCTCCAAACGTCAATGGTCATCTGTTGACGATCAGCTTCATTGATCAAAGCGCGACCGCTGCGCGAGCGGCGCAGACGCGCATCACCGGGCTTGGCTTCGATGGCACGCCCGGCACCGCAACGACAGGTCATTCAATTTATTGTCCAGATGGCCCTGGCGGATCGCTGTACGGATACGCACCGTGGCTCGAAGATGTTTTTCTCGACGGGTCGCCGCAATACGGACTCTATTGCGGCAACCAACGCAACTTCGGCTACTTTCAGCGCGTCAATGGACTCTACTCCAACAGCAATCTCCTGAACTTTCAGAACAACGGCGACCATAGCTTTGTTCAGTGCGCAATCGGTTGCCCGCTGACAAACACGCAAGATGTCGTTGTCTTCAACAATGTTTTCTCGGCAAAATTCTTCGGCTGTGATTTCTTCCACAATGGGACGGCATCACAAGCCTCTGCTTTCAACATCCAGGGCACCTACGGCTATATGGGTTTCCATGAGTGCGTCTTTAACGGTTGCGGGCAGCAAGGCGTCAAAATCTCCGGTGGTGCCAACAGTGGCGACTATCCCGTTCAATTCTTCGGCTGCATGTTTCAGGACAACTCGCAACAGGCAAGCGGCAGCTACTCTCATGTGCTGGCTTCGAGCCGCGCCAATGTCGCGTTTCTCGGCTGCAAATTCCTGACGCCAAATTCCGGCGTTGCGACGCCGAAGTACCTTGTGGAAATTACCGGAACGGCCGGGCCGGTCATTTTCAGCGGCTGCACCGTCATGGCTGGCAGCTACACAGTCGCAATTTCTAACAACACTCTCGCCGCGCCGTCAAACGGGGTGGCATCTACCGGATTGCAGATCAATGGTGGGTTTGAAATCAATCAAGAGAAAACGGGAGTCGCAACGTCTACCAACAACGGCTACATCGTTGACGGATGGGTGTTGGGCTTAACGCTTGGCGGCGGCGGTACTGTAAGTGCATCACAACAGTCGAGCCCATTGGTTCCTGGCTTTCCGAATTGGCTTGGGCTTGGGGTGGGGACCGCGCAACCAACGCTGAGCGCAACTGATTGGTTGGCCGTCAGTCAGAGACTTGAGGGCAATCGCGTCGCCAGATTGTCATGGGGTACAGCAGGTGCGCGACCGCTTACTATAGGCTTCTGGACTTGTCATACAGTGGCCGGAACGTATTCCGTTGCTGTGCGCAATCCTTCATTCAATCTAAGTTACGTTGCGTCCTACACGCAGAACGTGGCAAGTGCTCTGGAATACAAAACGATCACAATCCCCGGCGCAACGACCGGGACGTGGAGCAGCGACAATACTCTTTGGGGAAGCGTTGATTTTTGCGTTGCCACCGGGGCGAATTACGTCGCTCCGTCAGCGAATAGTTGGAATAGCGGAAATTTTCTCGGTGTGCCAGGACAGACAAATCTACTCGCAGCCTCGGGGAATGGGTTTCGGCTAACCGGTGTGATTTTTTTGGCTGGCAACGAGGCGCCAAGTGCAGCTATGTCGCCATTTTGCATGCCGACGCCTGATCAGGCGCTGGCGCTCTGCCGCCGCTATTATCAAAAAAGTTTCGAGCCAGGGACAAATCCCGGCACTGCATCAGCCGGAAATATACGATTGTTCTACCAAGATGGTCTGTCTGCCGCCAGCCATGATTGCTATCGAACAATCGAATTGACTCCTGCGATGCGAGCCAACCCAACGGTAACTATGTTCTCTGGTGTTTCTGGTGCGGCGGGCAAAGTATACGACGGCATGGCAGGAGGAGACGTTGCTGCCAGTATTTCTTATTTAGGGCAGGCCGCTTTCACGTTCCATTCCACTACTGCTGGTTCTAGTTCGTACCTCAACATGCAGGCGCATTGGGCCGCCGACGCGAGGCTTTGAGATGGCAGACTATCAACTAACAAGCACCGATGTTGTTATCCGCACTTCGGACGGCGCGTGCATTCCCAACGACCCGGCCAATCGTGATTGGATCGAGTACCAAACATGGCTCGCGGACGGCGGCGTTCCAGATCCCTACGTGCCGCCCGAGCCGGTGGCGCCAGAGCCGCAGCCGGAAAGCACCGTGCTCTATGACCACGAGAACCGGCTGCGCGCGATCGAGGGCGCACCGCCGCTGACGCTCGTGGACTTCATCACGAAGATGGCGAAGCCGCCGCCATGACGCGCGAGAGCCGCAAAGCCTTTGGCAGTCAGTGTCGTGCAGCCGCTTGGGACTTGATCCTGATCGTCGGCTTTGTGCTGTTCCTCGCGGGCGGGATCTGGGCGGTGCATACGCTGGAGGCGATGTACCCATGATGACATCGGTGAAATCGTGGTTTTCGGAAAACCACACGCTCGTCGTCTTTCTCATCGCGCAAGGCATCGCTGTCGGCGCCGCGGTTCTCAGCATGACGGCGTACATGGTGCGGCTGGAAACACGGGTCACGACGCTGGAGGTCCGCGGCTCACCGCATCTTCAGGAGATCAACAATCGCCTGACGGTGCTGGAGGCTCAGACCAGGGACAACAAGGAATCGCTCAACCGCATTGTCGATGTGATGACCAAAAAATTAAACATCAACCCGTAGGAGGATGCACATGAGCATTCTGATCAGCTTCGCCTATCTGTTGCTCTACATCGCAATCGTCATCTTCGTCGCGTTCTGCATCGTGTGGCTGATCCGTGGCTTCATGGGCTGGACGATAGACCCGGAGGTCTACAAGTGGGGCAAGATCATCGTCGGTTTGATCTGCATCATTGCCGTTCTGGTCTGGCTCTCCGGTCTATTCGGCTTCGGCCCAGGTATTCCGCAGCTTCACCTGAACTACCGGTGACTTTGCCGGCCGCGGCAGGTTCCGCGGCGTTGATTGTTCAAACCCAACCCACCTTCACACACCGCCAACGCAAGGCGGGGTCTTTTTTGACAAGCTCAAACAGAGCCAGGGGTCATGGGGATTTGCTCCAGGGCGGTTTTTGCTACCGCATGGCATAAAGCGGCGCGATAGCCATTATCCTGGATTTCCTTGAGCGCCGCTCGCAGCCGCACGATCTCGACCTCGCGGTTGCCGATAAGCGCGTGCAACAGCGCGTTGGCCTTCATCAGGTCATCGCGTTCGGCCCGCAACCGTTTGAGGTCGATAATGTTGATTGGGGGCGTGTCAGTCATGTCAAGCCCTCTTTCTTGCCGTGGTGCGCCTTGGCGGCGGCGCCCACTTGCTCGGCGGTGTAGCCGGGCGCGATGTCGAGCACGCCGGCTTCGTCCGCGTTCGCCATGCCGCGGCTTTGCAGGAAGCGCCCGCAGTCACCGCAGATGCGGAATATCCGGCCGGCATCGCGCAGCAGCGCGCACGGTTCCGCGACCTCGACGGCGGCCTTGAGCACGTCCGGCAGGTACAGCTCCCACGATTTGTTGCGGTCGAGCGCGGCGATCACCTTGAACTTGAAGCCCTGGTGCAGCGCCAGGGCGGCCCTCGCATCGCCCAAGGCGTCGGCCAGGATCGCGAGCGCGAGCTGCGCCGGGCCGCTGCCGCCATAGCCCCATTCAAAGCCGGTGGGCGAATGATTGGACAGATCGAGCCGCGGATCGAGCAGGCCGCTCTTGACCAGCTCGATCCCATCCGTCTCGATCACGCGCACGACGCAGCCGCCGGGATTGTTCCGGTGTCCGTGGTAGCTTTTCATGCTGCGATCTCATCAGGTTCCGCTTGAGCGCGCCACTTCGCTTCGAACAAGACAAGGTCTAGAGGTTGGTAGTCTTCCACGCGAAACTTCTTCCGCATTCCTGCCCGTGGCACCGGCGCGGTTGTAGGAGCGTACAGATCATCGACAGCGACAAACAAGACCTCGGCTATGCGCTTCGCGCGCAGCCCCTTTAGTGCCGTGCGACCGCTTTCAAGGTTTTTGATGATGTCCCGGCTCTCACCGATCTTCTGACCAAGCTCATCTTGCGACATGGCACGGCTCGTGCGGATTTGTCGGATGCGCCTGCCGATGTCACGGTCTTCTGGTGTCACAGTCATGATTGTTCCACTCCCATTTTGCCTCAGTTGATTTCTCGGGCGCCGCGGAAAGGGCTGCCCATGTCGAAATACTTTCCCCGCTATTCACGGCCGTCCAGGGGTTGCATTGCACAGTTTCAGGGCATGGTATTGCGGTGCCTGCGACAGATTATCCTGGCCACAACCCATAGCGGTGGATCGCCTCGGGACGCCCGACCACTTGTGGAAGACCGCTGCCGATCACATTATTGTGCAGTACTCCAATTGGATATGGTCGCAAAGCAACATATTGCAGCGGTCCATTCGGAGGGTACAGAATACAGGGAGATCGGTTCATGTACGTAAGGCAAGAAGAAAGCGGCGTGGCAAAACCACCATTTGTGCAAGAAGGGCGCCGCCGGCCATTGACGGATCGACAGTTGGAAGTCCTGCGCCTGATCGCTCAGGGCCTCGCCACGGACGAAATTGGCCTGCGGTTGAAGGTCAGCAAGAACACTGTCCGCGGCTATGTTCGCGTGATTCTCCTGAAACTCGGCGCCAAGGATCGCGCCCACGCGGTCGCCATCGCGATGCGCGAGGGACTGCTGCGATGAGCAGCGAGCAAGCGGACACCGCCATCGAGCTGGTCGATAAGATCGCGCCGCTGCTGGCCGGCTATCCGCCGCACGTGCAGAGCGCGGTGCTGGCCGATCTCATGGCGATGTGGCTCGCCGGCCATCAGGATTTTGCGAATCACGAAAGCGATGACGTGAAAAAACTGCGCAAGCAGTTGTTTGGTCTATGGTGCAAGACGGTGCTCGATCTCGTCCCGGTCAACGTCGCGAGGTTGCTGGAGCGGGCGCAGAAGCAATAAGGGTGTCCCGGCGAATTTGCTTGCTGACGTTCTCCAGAATGTCGGGGATCGCCAGCGTGGTGGCGGCGTCGGCCTGACAGGAGAAGCCGTCGCCACGATCGCCGCCCAGGACGATCACCAGCACGCCGCCGCCGGTCTGATCGGTGATGCCGACTTCGGCCCGCACGCGGCTAGTGATGTCATCGTATTTGCCCGGTCCAAATGCCATTGGTCATTCCTCGGTTCATTGCATCGCTCGCGGCTCGACCAAGAACACGGCATTGACCGCCAAGCCACCGGGCTTGCCGTCGATGGTGAATTCCTCGATCCACGTGCGGCCGGGCTCCTTGATGCCGCAGGCACGCAGCACGGCAGCAAATTTGGTGGGGTGCGGCGCCGCGCCCGGTTTATTGTCCACGGACATCGACAGGTGCAGGCACAAGCCCGCCGGCTGTTCCTCGTAGCTGATCGCAAGCCGGTAGCCGATCGGCAACAGGACTTGCTCCGAGATCGGCCGATGGAAATCGCCACGCGGGCCTTTGCGGCGTTCCTCCAGCGTGACGACGCCGGTTGATTGGTCGATCGCGGTGGCGGCGAGCACATCGAACGGGATCACCTTCTTGCGCGCACGCGCCAGCGCGGCCTTGATGGCGTCTTGCTCCTTCACGCCGATGATCAGCACGCTCATAGCTCGGCCATCCATTCGTCGTCGCCAAACAGGACCACCACCGGCCCGACGAGATAATCCGGGCTGGACGGGCGGTCGCCCGCCGGCTGTTTCTTGAACTGCGGTAGCTGGCGCAAGGCAGCGTCCCAGCACAGATGGGCGAGCGCGTTGTAGGGCAGTTGCTTGCGCTTGCCGTCCTCGTCGCAGAACGCCACGCAACGTCGCCACTTGCCGCGATAATTGATCGCGTTGAAATAGGGCACGGCCTCAATGTAGCCGCCGACCGCCTTCTGCAAAGCCGGCAGATCGGGCGGCCCGGCAAAGTCTGTAGCCACCGGGTCGGCGCCGGGCGCAATGACCAGCATGGTGCCTTTCATGGCTGCTCCCCCAAAACCACTATTTGCACTCCGATCGCGGACGCTATCTGAGCCGGCGTGTGCGTTGTCTCCCGCATGGCGCCGGTGACCTCATGCCATTGTCTGTCGTCGCTACAGGATGGCGGCATCAGATGCAGCGCGTCGGTGGTGCTAAAGCGCACGAGCCCCGGCATCCGCTTGGCTTCGAGGAACGCGCGCAGCGCCGGATCACGATGAGCATCCCGAAATCCAGGGTCGCACCATATCTGCACGACCTCGATCTCGGTTCGCGCGCCGGTCGCGTTGTCTACGAGCGTGACGAAATCCGGCATCATGTCGATGCAATAGTGGGCACGATCGGGACGCCGCAGGCTCTCGGTGCCCGGCTCATGCAGGAGCCAGCGGCAGGACCAGAAATGGCATTCACGTGGAAAGGCTGACTGTCGATAGACCGCGCAGCCCTTGCCGACTTTCTGATGCTTGCAACGCTCGTTCGCCGTCTTTGCCAGCGAACGCACCGGCAGCAGCTTGCAGCACAATTGACAATCGCCGCAACGCCGCGGCCCCTTGCGATCAGCGTCGTAGAGCGTGCGCTCTGTCACTTGAATCGCCCCGACTTATCGGCCGTCTTGATTCTGTCGCTTGTGATCTCGCCACGCGCCAGGGCGTCATCGAGGGCTTTGGCTTCTATGGGAATGAACAGGTTTACGGAATCGATATGTTGAAGCAGCATTTTAGTTTGCAGGCTTACGATGTCTGTTGGGGTGCCCGCCGACAACTGAAAGCCGGCAATCCCCCTCGCGACGAGAACGGCGAGAACGATGCCGACAACGTCAGGATCGCCACCTTGCAATATCGGAGCAATACGATCGAGCAGCGCGTTCGCCGCAGCTATTTCGTCTTCCATGCCAATCTCGGTCATCGGGGACACCTCCAAATGGATAGTATCCCAGGGGGCGGCGCCGGGCCAAGGGGGCGAAAGCCCCCCCTGTTTTGGCCCCGACTTTCCACCCCCCGAAAAAGGGCCTGGGAAGGGCCGTGGGTGGGCGATGTCCGGGGCGCCCCTCCGGTGGCCGGGCACGCCGGGGAGCCTCTGGGCGCCCTCCTGGCGCCAAATTCCCGGCCCTTCCTTCTCCCTACCTTCTCCCTTCCTTCTCCCTACCCAAAAAGGGGGTCGAAAGTCCCCCCGATTTTGGGACGGACTTTCGACCCCTGGACGTTAGACAGTCCCGGAAATACCCCAACGGCCTCAATGGGCCACCGGGAGCCTGTTAGACAGGTAAGCCATTGATTTTGCACTGAACTCTGAATTCGGCACGGGCTCGGAGGGCAGGAAGCGGCTCCATAGATTTCAATGGCTTACACCCAGGTTAGACAGTCGGGGCGCTCGACGTTAGACACCACCCGATGCCGATTCGTTCTCCAGCTTGCGGGTGGCGGCTTGCGCCAGCAGCGTCTTGCTCGCGGCCGCGGTGTAGCGGGCAACCTCCCGCAGCGTCGTGTGCCCACTGATCGAGGCGATCTCCTTTTCGGTGCAGCCGGCCTCGGCCAGCCGGCGGCACGTCGCCTTGCGCAGCCCATGCGCGGCGAGCGCGGGAATGCCCGCCTCATTGCAAACCGTTCGGAACCAGTGCCCGAAGCCATCGACCGAAAACGGCTTGCCCTCCCCCGTGGTCAGGAACGTCAGGTGATCGCGCGGCGTGGCATCGATCGCCGCCCGCAGCTCGGGGCGAATCGGGATCACGACCTCGGCGCCGGTCTTGCCTTGCTTGACGTGCAAGGCGCTGCCGCGCACATGCTGCCGGCCCATCCGCACCACGTCGCTGCGCCGCTGCCCGGTGTTCAGCAGCAGCTCGAAGGCCAGCCGCGCGCGGGTGCCGCTGGCGTGATGCGCGCGGAACCGGGCAATCTGGCCCTCGTCCCATTCCTTGAAACCGTCGCTCTTGGGCGTCTTGACCTTGATGGCGAGGGTCGGATCATCGGAACGCATCCCGATCGCGACGGCAAATCCCATCAGGGCACGAATGCCTTTGAGCCAGTTCCGGCGGGCGTGCGGCTTCTCGATCTTCGCAAGCAGCACGCGGACGACCTCGCTGTTGATCTGGGCCGCACGGTGCTCGCCATACTGCTCGCGCAACCGCTCCAGCACGGCGCGGCGCGTGCGGCGGGTGTTGTCGGCAATCTCATGCTTGAACTCGGCGCTGTTGTAGTAGGCGGCCACCAGGGCGGCGATGGTGCCCGGCCCGCTGCGGCTGGCACCGATCTCGGCCGGCGCGCTGCCGGCGTGCGCCGCCGCATAGGCTGACATGAATTCCGCGCTGCCGGGGAGGCCGGGCAAGGGCACACGCCGGCCGTTACGGCGATAGTAGTGCCGGGGCTTGCCGCGCACGTCGCGGTAGGCTTGCACGAATTGCAGCTTGATCTTGCTCATCTTGCTCCTTTGCGAGCGGCATCCAAAAGCTCGTTCTTCTCGTCTTGGGCCGCATCCTTGGTCATCACCACGACCATCCTGCCGTCCGGGGCGATCTCGACCCTGGCAACCTCAGATCCGGCCGCTTTGGCCGCTTTGAGCGCCTTGGTCAGGTCGCTTTGCCGGAACGCGCTTCGACGCATAACATTGTGGCTCCGCTTTTGACAAGGCCAGCTTATCTGGCGTCCCCAGAGGCTTTATTGATCTCTGCCGCGTCCAAGCGGCACACCGCCCACCGTGATGATCGGTACGGACGGAATGACTTGTTGCGCCAGATGCAGCGCAGCCATCTCCACCTTCAGCGTGTCGAGGATCGCACGCGCCACGCTGATGTGCAGGCGGGCTTCGGACGATGAGATTTTCTTTTCATCAATCTGTTTCCAGATGTCCAACAGCTTCGCGCGGATGTCCGCCGTGTCTTTAACAACCGTCGCAGGAACTTTCATGTTTCCTGATCCTCCCAAAAAGCCGCCTAATCAACATTTCTGTCCTCTCGATTTGCTGCTCCGCTGCCGCAATCTCCTTGCGCTCGCGCCGCCGTTCCGCGCCGGTTGCCACCGCCTGCGCGCTCAGTACCGGGCGGCAATCAGTGCATCGTACATCGTCGCGATCGGAGACGGCTGCGCCACACCCAAGGCAACGATTGTTCGGCGCCATTCCTGGCAACTTGGTTTCAGAGTGAATTCTTTTCATTGGTTCAACCGTATCGCCCCTTCTGCCACCAACTCATCGAGGCACGCATCAAGCAACGGGCGGTCATCGCAATAAAGCGAACGCGCCATGTTATCTACCGACCAGACATAGGGCGCGCTGCCTCTCATCAGCATGAGAATCGATCGCTTCAGATACTCTCGCGTGTAGGGAATGCTGATGTGTCTGGCCTGCATCTGCGCACGAAGCACGGCATCAGCCGCGACTTTGCGTGCGTCAAGCGACGCAAGCTCTGCGCCTGTGTACTGCGTTTCCGGTTTCGTCACTGGCGGCTCGTACACCGGCGTTATCCGGCTTTCCATCTGCTCCTGCTCGTATTGCTGAAGCCGCTGCGCCGCCCGTACTCGCTGCTTCTCGATCAAGAGCGTCTTGCGGTTGCGCTCCGCGGCCTTCTCGGTCTTCTCATGGTCAAGCTTCCATTGCGGGACATGGTGCCGCTTAACGGTCTTGCCAATCTTGTTTTTGTGCGGAGCGGCGGCATCCCATTCCGCGTCGGTTAACAATTCGCGCAGCTTGCGCGTGCGTGCAGCCTTCTCAAATTCGATGCGCTCGCGCTCCAACTCAGCGTCAGCAATTGCCTTGTATTGCGCACGCACCGCTCGCAATTCCCGTCTGGCCTCCGTGGCCGCCTGCCGCGCCGCCATCTGCTCCACTGTTGGTCCGACACGCGGTCTTCTACCAACCCTGCGTTCGATGTTAGGAGAAAGTGCATAGGGCAGGCACCAGAATTCCAATTCCTCGACCAGTACGGTGTTTGTGTTTGGTAGGTCGCCATTGGCAATGCCGCGGCGCTTTACTTGCTCAAGAAATTCAAAATCGTCGGCGTCAAGCTCGCGTGTGTAGAACCCGCTGACCGCGAGATTGTGCAGATGCTTCGAAAATGATTTCCGGTAAATGAAATGATTAGTGTGGTACACCTTTCATGCTCCGTGATCCTCACCATTGCCGCGCTTGCTGTCCAGCCGTTCCTGCAGCGCGCGAATACTCTCGATGACGGAGGTAGCCTTGCCGCAAAACTGCTCGACATGCTCGCCGGCAACGCGGCTGTGCTCGCGCACGGCGCCGGCAAGCTCGCGTAGATTCTCAGCGATCTTGGCGGCGGCTTCTTCGAGGCACCTTGCGGCATCCTCAATCTCGGTTGCGGCGGCGCCGCCAATGCGATCAACAGCTTTTATCGTTATGTTCGCGAGCTTGATCGGATCGTGGACAGGCGGCAGCTCGTCCAGCAGCTCGACCGGCAACACGCGCTTCGACGCCGGCAATCCGTATTCGTCAGGTCCGTTCATGGTCGTCCTCCCGTGGGTCGATTGCAGCGCCAATATCGCCAGCCGTTCGCTTTGCTGTACCAAGTGCGTCCTTTGACGCCGCACACCGGATCGCTGCTTGATTGACGTGCTTGTTGATTTCGTGAATCGCGCGCAGGTAGCTCACGCGATGGCGCGTCATGTACTGGTCGGAGGTCATCAGCTCCCCGTCGATCAGGTAGCGGAGCATCCTCATCGTCCCTGTGCAGCGGCGGCAGGCGATCTCCCTTGCCGTCGGTGGCCGGCGCCTGCAGCTCGGGCACAGCGGCCCGCAGCAGCACCGGCGACGGCCGGGTGAAATAAACCAGCAGCAAGGCCGCGGTCACGCCGATCGCCACGGCCAGCAGCTTCATGGTGACCCACCCGGCGATACGTGTTTGGCGCACGCCGGGTGGGGCACGCGGGAGGCGAGCCTTTCTGTCGGACGGTCAAAGTCAGGTACGACATTAACCATCTCAGTTGTTGCCGGTGGTCGCTCGCGACCGGGCTCCCGGCTTGACCCGGCCAAACGCGCGACCGGAAAGCACAACGAGTCGAAGCTGCCGCGCCGAAAGCAGAGCAGGCAAACGAATTCGGTGTTCGCGAAATCGCTCAATCAATCCTCCGGTCGCTTGTCGGGCGGCCAGGGGCCGGCGTCGAGTTGCTGTTTGATGATCTCGCCTTCCTGCGCCATCGCTTCCTCGCGCAGCATTTCCATGATCGCCCTGGCCGGCAGATGCGGCGAGGCGCGCAGCACAAGCTCGGCCAGTTCCTCTCCGAATTGCTCGGGCGTCACCATGCCTGATCCTCCACCGGCTTGATCAGCCTCCATTGCCCATTGATCAGATCAGCCTCGTAAAATCGTTTGAGCGCGTCACCGAATTGCGCGCGCTGCCGTGGCGTCGGCGTAACGCGGGGTTGCCAGTGCCGTTTTCCCTCGGCATAGACCAGCCACGGCAAACTGTTCTTGCCTTGGGTGCCAACCGGTCGTTGAACTTTCACGATCATTTCGGTTGCTCCGTGGTGGGGAATGTCGGCAGCGGGTTGCCGTCGAAGCCGGCCATCCACGCGATCTGTTCCTTCATCCTGGCGGTGTCGCGGAATTCTCCCGGCATCGCCTTTTTCGCGCCGTTCTGCGCACGCCACTCGACACCGCGCTTGTGGGCGGCCACAATGGCGTCGTCACCCCCAGCCGGCGCAGGGTCACCAGCGGCAGGAGCTTTCGCCGCCTCACCGCCAGTGCCCTGCGCCTCCCCCTCCGTAGCCTTCGGCTCATCAGGTTTGGCCGGCTCCGCTTTGGGCTCATCGGCCTTGGGCGGCTCCAGCGGCGGGAAGGTTTCGTCAGCCGTCGCCATGCCGTCCGCGATGCTTTTCGCCATCGCGATGACTTGCGCGACATCGTGCGCCAACCAGTCCTTGCTGGCGCGGCCGATGACGCGCTCGACGCGCCTGACATCGACCGGCAGACGACCAAGGCCATCAAGAATGCCCTGGCGATATTTGGGCAAGTCCTTGCCGATCTTATCGACCAGCGAGTTGCGCGCTTCCTCGAATGCAAAGTCCGCGAATGTTTGCAACGCGTTCACGATGCAGTTGCGGATCGCTTTGCTCTGGCCGATTTGATAGGCGATGTCCAAGCGCCGGTCGGCATCCTTGGTTTTCAGCGAGCTTTGCGATTTGCGTTGACGATAGGCGCGCTCCATAGAGAAGCCGGTTTCGATGTCGGTGAACCGGGCATAGAAAATCCAGGCATCGCCTACGTCCAGCTCGCGCACCTCGTTCACGTTGTTGCCGTACACGCGCGCAATGTCATTTGCGAGTTTGATTGAAGGCCCTTCAATCCAATCCGTGCCGCCGCCATCCTTCTTGACCGGGAAGCGATAGAACCAATCGGTGCCGGCCCTGGCGGCGAGCGCGGTGAGCTTGCCGAAGATTTTGCCCTCGTCGCGATACACGGCCACCTGCTGCGCGCCGATGATGCGATCGGCAAGCCCGGTGGTCGCGCGCACAAGCGCATGACCATGCGGTTGCTGTGGCTGGCCGCCGGCATTGGCGAACTCGGACAGCTCGCGGCGGCGATCCTCGATCTCGTTCATCATGCATCCTCCTGGGTAAGCCCGATGCAGGCTTGCACCGCGCGGAACATATTGTCGGCCTCACGGCGCAGCTCGACCTCCTTGCGATTGATCGGCCCGTAGTGCTGGCGCAGATTGCGCAGCACCAGGGCGCAGCTCTCGACCGCGAATGCCGGCGCCCGCTTGGACAAGTCCTGAAATGTGAAACCGGCGCCGCTGCCGTAGCAGTCCCAATCAGACTCGGAGCACGACACGCCTTCGGCAAACACCGTGCCGAAGCCGGCCACGGTTTCCTCGCGCTCGAATTCCTCCATCAGCGGATCGAAGCACGGATGGCAGACGTGCGCGTTGTAGCTGGTCTGGAACAAGCCGGCCTCGCATGTATCGCTCGACGTGTTGGACGCCGATTGATCGCGGCCCTCACAGTGCCGCCCGCTGCTCTCGCGCATACCGAGCCCGAGCAGCAGCACGTACAGGTGGCGCAGCGTGTCGATGCCGGGCCGCTCATTGCTCATGTCGAGCGCGGCGAAATCGGAATTGAACCACGACAGCGCATCAAGCTCGTCATCGTGGGTATTGGCGCACGACATGCCGATCACCGCCGGATGCCGGGCTTCCAGCCTTATGCAGCTTTGCGCGAAGGCGAGCGCCATGCCCATGATGTAGCCGGCCGGCGCCGTGCCGCGGTCCTGCCACTCATAGCTGGCGATGGCCGACGCGCTGGCGATCCACATGACCGCGGCGGCATCGCTCGCCGGCAGGGACGGCAGCACGGGCGGTGCCTCGGACTCGAGCGCATCCCAGGTCGTTTGATTGACGATGCCGGTGACGGCAAGCCCACGCGTGCGCTGGAACTCGCGCACTTCCTCCTGGGTGATCGGCCCGAAGTCACCGTCGAAGCCGTGCGGCAGCAGCGTTTGAAGATAAGAAACCGCTGGGCCGCTCTCGCCTATGATCAGGGTCGGTCGCGGCGGGAGAATGTCATTGGGCATGGGCGTCCTCCGGGTGGGGTGCGTCATCAGGTGCGTCATGGCGCTCGCCGTCCTTCAACTGCCGGCGCGCACGCCTAACTGTCGGTTCCGACACGCTAATTTCGGCGGCGATGGCCCGGTTGGATTTCTCTGGGTGAGCCGCGACCGCCGCGGCGGCGCGTTCCAGGGCGCTCGCCTTGGTCAGTGGATCGGCATTGGCCCACGGGTGATCGCTGACGTAGGGCACGCCGCAGCCGCAGGGACACTTCGCCGTGGTGCCGCAGCTCGTGCAGCGCAGCAGAGCGCCCCGATGCACCATCCGGCCGATCAGCTCATCGACCCGATCGCGTGCCAGCGGGACATGCCGGCGGGCAAAGTCGGCCCACGGCTCCGCGGGATTGGTCGTCTCATGGAATTCGCGCAGGCGCGCAAGGCCCAAAGCGGCAAGCACCGGGCGGCCACCCGCCTCGGCCTGGGTGATCTGCTCGATCATGCCGGCGATCGACAGCGGCTCATCGCTGGCGGCTGGCACCGGTCGCGGCTCCGGGAAGGTGGCACGGTGCGCAATCCGCGTGATCTGATCGCTGGCGCGATGCACGATGGCTTCGCCCTCCGCGATGTTTTTGCGAGCGGTGGTGATCTCGTCGTCCATTGTCACGGTCACCCAAGAACCAACGGCGTCAGCGGCTCTTTGCATTCGCCCTCGGGGTTCTGGTCCATCAACTGCGCGATAGCGTGCACGAGCTGATAGATACGATCGACCTTGAAGCGCAGATCGCCGCTATCTTTCAGCAACTCGCCGATATGATGCCGATCCCATTTGGTCGAGTTGCGGATGTTGATGGCGCGGCTGCGCGGCGACTCGCGATGGAGCCAACGATTGAGATCGGTGAACTTCCACACCGCAACTTGTAGCGTGGCGAAGTCGTAAGCGCCGATGGTTTCGCCTTCGACGATTGGCCACATCCGCTTGCCAAACATGATGACTTCGCTCTCGTCGGGTGGCAGTGATGCCATGGCCTTTACGGCTCGTTGCGCAATAGTCGCCGCCCTATGATCGGCCGTTCGCTTGCGTTGTGCGTCCTCCAGTATTTTCTCAATTTGATCCGGCTGGGCGAACAGGGCTTCCTTATGCTCAATCATCAGAGGCAGAAGATGATCGCGGATGTGCTCGCGCGTCTTTTTGTCGGTCAGATCGAGCCGCGCGCAATAGCGACCGCGAGCCGTTGGAAACAGGATTCGCAGATTGGCATCGCGGATTTCGGTCTCGGTCGGGATCATTATTCCCGCATCGAGTGCTGTCAGGATCAATTGCCAGATTTGTGCAAAATCGCGCCTGGGTTTGAGTTTTGACAGGGCCGTTCGCGTGTTCTTGTTCAGAAAGATTGCGAAGACTTCCGCAGCGCGCGGAACACCGTACAAGCGATTGCGCCTATCGACATCCTCGTTTTGAGTTCCGACTGATTTTGTTGCCTCGGGCGGCGTTGACGATTTCGAATTTTCCGATGAAACAACGGCAATTGCCGACTGTTCTGGAATTTGTTCCGTAACAACTGTCGGTTTCACATGATGTGAAACCGACATCAAGTCCTCGATCGCCTCCCAAATCGTTCGCGGCGAGATCAGGTTCGTCGTCCGCACAAACTTGGTGGCGAATGCGTCGTGCTTGCCAATCTTGATCAGTGCTGCACGTTCATTGTATTCGATTTCCCGATAAGAGGATGTATGGAGCCAGTCACTGAAATCCTGATCGCTTGGATACTTTTGCCGCGCGGCAAACAGCCCCCGCGCCATCGGCATGATGCGGGCGCGCGCATTTTTCAAATCCTTGTTGTAGAGGTCTACGGCGGCCTCGCCATCGCGGATCAGCCGCTCATCGTCAAGATTGCTGACAGTTGCTTCGGTTAACATCGGGTTCTCCTAGAAAAAAGGCCGGGGCATTCGCGCCCCGGCAAATCGACTCTACGCAACGGCCGGCTGCTCGCCCGACACTTCGCCCGGATAACTCGGGTCCGGGAGACTCTTTTTGATTCCGGCAAGCAGTTGATTGCGCTTGATGGCCTTTACCCCACTGGCGGTCATGCGCATGACTGAGAGCACAACACCGATCTCCTTGTTGGTACTGAGTCGATCCTTGGTATCCGTCTTTTTGCGGGCATTGGTGATCGTCTCGCCAGCGACGAAAAACGGATCATTCTCGCCGACTTGGCTATAGTTGCCTTGATTAAACAAAGCGAGCTTTTCACGCACGCGCATTTCCGGCCAGTGATGGGTCAACATGAGATAGCCGATCACGCTCGCGACGGTTTCCTTGAGCACCGGATTTACAATATTCGTGGCGCTGGCCCTGGCGATTTCGACCGCCAAGTCGAGAGTGTTGCTGTTCTTGTCGATGGCGTCCGCCATCTCGGTCAACGACAGCAGCGGCTTGACGGTCTGGTCGCCCGCCTTGATGAGATACGCTGTCGCTTGACGCAGAACCGTTTCCTTGAGCGCGGCCTGCTGTACGCCACTGAGTTTGGCGGCATCGTAGCCGTGGCGCTTTCTGCCGTCATCGATGGTGGTGATCGCGTCTTTCTGAACGCCGAACACAATGCCAGTTTCCCAAGTAAATCCAGCAATTGCCCCGGCGGCAAGGCGATGCCCAGCGTCGGCCAGCTCGCCTGAATCATAGAAGCCGGGCAACTCGTTGTTCCATCGCCATTGTCCGGCTTTCATCCGCCGGGCAAGCTCCCGAACCCAGCTTGGATTGGTATCTCGGTTGTGTGGATTGTGCCGGGAATGTAGGGTTGCCATTACGGCAGGCGTCAACACATATTGCACGACACGGCGCTTGCCTTCTTTTGCCGCTGCCAAAATCTCGCTGACGGTCTTCACATCGTCGGGATTCGTAGTGGCAGCAGCGGCCGCGATCTCACTCCGCAACTCTGCGAGCTGGTTCGCGGCCGTTGGCATTTTGAGGATTTTATTATCATCGGTCATCTATTTATCTCCTTTCAGCCGGATGCCGTCCGGTACGGTTTCTGGGCATGAGGCCCCGACTAAGCGTCCGAAGACGCCAAGTCGGCGCATCACGTCGCATTGATAGCTGCTCTGGCGAGCTGTAAGGCGTAAACCCATGTCAGAACGCCGGGGAATTTTCTGATGATCGCCTTTGCGCCGGCAATTTCACGTTCGTTAAATCCAAGCTTCACCGCCGCATCGCTTTCCTTTGCGGTGACCGGGCCGCTCGCGGCGGCTGGATCGGGCTTCTTTTGCACAACGATGAAACCGTCGCGCTCAAGCAAATCTTGTGTCTTCTGATCGACAATGCTCATTCATGCCTCCAGCACACGGAGAACGCGGAAGCTCGACGGCTCGACCACATGCCCTTTGCGATTTTGCAGCTTCCACGACAGCAGGCGCCCATCGGCCAGCCGGCCGAAGGTGGCGGCGCCGAGCTTGCCGGTCAGCTCGGCCTTTAGCGCCGTCTCGTTTTTCTCCAGCCGTTTGATCGCAGCTTTCGTCTCCGTCAGCTCATCGACCGCGACAAGCGCGCGGTTATCACCGCGCAGATCGACCTCGCTGCCGTCATCAGTTGGGAATAGTTGTTTGATCAGCGCCGTGTCGCGCTGCGGCTCGAACGGAGGCATGATTCCGGGATCGAGGTAGTTGCGATGGAATGCGAGAACATCGCCACAGATAGTATCCTCAATATCCTGACTGTATTCGACATCGAACAAGCGGAACGTCCAGTCGAACTCGCCGTTTATGAGCACCGCGAGCACCGCCCACTTGCAGCGATCAGCGTTGAGCATGCGCTCGGTGATAGTCTGCAAGCGGAAATGCACCGGCGGCGTTGCCGGCCCGTCGATCGTGCTGTCGGGATCGTGCAGCCACTTCTGCCGAAATATGGAACGGCTCACGACTTTCGCCTGCACCAGGCCGAACCCGTCACGGTCGGGCGCCTCGGCATAGCCGTCCGGCGTGCAGGCGATTCGTCGCTCGCGGTCGATGACGTGGACGCGCGCGCGCACCACCCGCCATTCGGGCCGTTCGTCCGCAAGTGCCTGAAACACGGCACTTTCGCCCCATCTGCCGCGGCGCAGCACGCCGTTGTCGATGAGTGGCGGGCGCAATCCCTTCTTTTCCGCGAAAAGCTCCGCGAGCGATCCGTAGGCGGCGACACCGCACACCGTTGCGACCTCGCTGGCGCCGATGAATTGGCGGCGTGCAGCCAGCCAATCGTAGTTCTGCGTAATCTCGATTCGCTCGACCACGGCGGCACCGATTTTTGATTATCCGATCGACGCGGACTATTTGCGTTCAAAAATATTTCGTCAAGACGAGCGCGCCGACGACGATCGAAAATGGGTAATCATTGCCCAAAAACCGAAAACTACCCGAGTAGGGAAATGTTGGAGGATCAAACACAAGCAGCGTTCAAATGGGTATAGTTTACACCACGACTTTTATTTCAAAGCGATTTGAACGGTTCAAGCCGTGCTCTTGACGGGCGCGAGCGATAAGCAGCAGGGTCGCAAACTCATTTGAACCGGAGGAATCCCATGACGGCAGGCAACGGCTATGACGGCGAGGAATTACATGCGTTCCTAAAATCGATCGCCACGCAGCACGACGAACTCGACAAGCTCAAGGCTGCCCACATGGCCAAATGCAAAGGCCCGCGCGGCAAGATCAAGAGCACGATGAAGTCGGTGCGCGAGTCCGAAATCAACGTCAACGCATTCCGCGTCGAGCTGAAAAAGTTTCTGGACGATCGCAAGCATCAGAAGCGGGTGGAAGCGCTAGAGCCCGACGATGCGGAGGCGCACGAGATGATCCGCCAAGCGCTCGGTCCCTACGCCGACACGCCGCTCGGGCAGGCCGCAGTCAAGCGCGGGCGGTCGAAGGGTGGCGAGGCGCAGGACAGCGTTGCGGGGTGACAATGCCGATCTGTCCGCGTTGCCATCAGCCGATCAGGGATGAGCGCTGCGGCGTCTACTTGCCGCCGCGCAAGTCACGCATCATCGGTGTTCTGGAGAAAGCGGGTGAAGACGGCATCAGCATCGACAAGTTCATTGCTGCCGTCTGGGACGAGCCGCGCTCACAGAACACGGTGAAATCCCACATCACCCAGCTCAACCGTCTACTCGCTTCAACAGACTACGAAGTGCGGTTCGATCGAGAGGCGCGGCGCATCTATCTGACCCGCGAGCGAAAGAAGGTCGCATGATGAGCAAGCTGGCGTGCCGTTATGCCGACAAGAAACGGCGCCGCGCGCTGCGTGAACGGCAGCTCGGCAAGAAGCAAAGGGCGATGCCGGCAAAGCTTTACGGCGTGATTTATGCCGATCCGCCCTGGCGCTTCGAGCCCTACAGCCGCGACACCGGCATGGATCGTGCCGCCGACAACCACTATCCGACGATGGATCTGAACTCGATCATGGCGCTGCAGGTGCCGGCGGCGCCGGATTGCATCCTGTTTTTATGGGCGACGGTGCCAATGCTGCTGCAAGCACTCGCGGTGATGAGCGCCTGGGGCTTCAAGTACAAGACGCACTTTGTTTGGATGAAGGACAAGACCGGGACCGGCTATTGGAACCGGAACAATCACGAAATTCTGCTGCTCGGAACGCGCGGCGGCGTGCCGGCACCGGCAAGCGACAATTACCCGTCCGCCATGCAGGCGAAGCGCACAAAGCACAGTGCCAAGCCGCCGATGTTCCGCGAGCTGATCGAGCAGACATTTCCGACGCTGCCGCGCATCGAGCTGTTCGCGCGCGAGCGGCACGCCGGATGGGACGCATGGGGGAATGAGGTCGAGGACTGCGGCAAGAGGGCGGTGGCATGAGTGGCGAGCGCGATCTATTCGGATACCCGCACTATGACGGTAATCCACCGTCGCAGCGACACAGCGACACCTCGCGCGCGGCGGCTGACAGCATCCGAAAGCGCGTCGGTCCGCTGCATGTCGAGATCATAGAGTTTCTAGCGGGGTGCGCGGGCGCAACCGATGAGGAAATGCAAGGCGGGATTCCCATGCCTGCAAACACGCAACGTCCGCGGCGTGTGGAGCTGACGCAGATGGGCCGTGTCATCGACAGTGGCCGCCGACGCGCCACAAAATCAAGGCGGCAAGCGGTCATATGGGCGCTCGGGCCGGCTCATTCGAAGGACGAGCCATGATCGTGCTCGCGCTCGACCTTGCCACCGAAACCGGGTGGGCGCTCGGCAGACCCGGCGATGAGCCGCGCTCGGGCACGATGCGATTCGCCGCCAAGGGTGCCTCGCACGGCGCGATCTTGGGCCACGCGCTGGAAATGTTGACCACTTTCATGAAGGACAACCCCGTCGATCACTTGGTCATCGAGCAGGAGGTCCGCAAGCGTCAGAGTTGGAAAAGCTCGATCGCGGCCGACACCCTTCTGATAAAACTGATCGGCATCGCGGAGGCGGTGACGTTCAATGCCGGCGTCTACAGGCCGGCGTTTGCGCCGGTGAATACGGTGCGCAAGTTTTTCCTGGGCGACGGTAGCCTGGATCGTGACACCGCCAAGCACCGCACCGTGCAGCGATGCGAAGCGCTCGGCTGGGCGCCGGCAGACGACAACGCGGCCGACGCGCTCGCAATCTGGGCGTGGCGCTGCTCGATCATCGACCCGACTTTCGGCACCACGCTGTCACCGCTGTTCGGCAAGCGGAGGATCGCTGCAGCATGATCTTGGTTTGGATGGAGAGAAGGAGGGCGATGAGCAGAGACACACCGTCTGAGAGAAAGAATAGGACTTAAAATGAGTTTCCTGCCCTGCTGATCCGTCCACAACACTCAGTAAGCAGGAAGGCCCGCCGGGGGAAATTGTCGAGGCATCGAACCCTTGGCGGGCCACTTTAGACAGAGCAAAGGATCGGCATGACCTTAGCCAAACAGCTTGAAAAGTGTGAAGGCGGCTGCGAACAGGGCGGCGCCGGTGCCCATACCGGTCGTCACCGCCAGCCAAGGCGCGAATCTGATCTCCTGCCGCTTGCGGTCGCGGTCAGCAAAAATACGATCAATGTCGGCAAGCATCTGATCGATACGCACGAAGCGCTCGCGCACGGTCAAGCCGTCCATCTCCGGGTGTTCTGTCATAGCGAATCCTTTCGACCCGCCATCCTAGCCTTGATAAGCCCGGCTTACAACCGGGGGCGGAGGGCAGCCGTATGGACGAGCTGATTGTGCCAACACCGGCGCCGCGGCTGCGCAGCTCATTGCGCCCTCACAACATGCGCGTCAAGCTGACTGCTGCCCAATTCAACCGCCTGCTGAGAGCGGCCGACAAGCGCGGAACGCAACCGCGCGAGCTGATCGAGCGAATCGCTCACACCGTACTGAACCACAGCCTCATCGATGCTGTGCTCGATGACGGCATCTGAATTTTTTTTGTGCTGGAAAATCTATGTCGGATGCCGCACATCCTATTCTTGTGCTCCGCGCGCGCGCCGAAGCGCGGGCAATGCTTTATGGCTTTGGCGAATTCAGTGACATCGAACAGGCGACCGAGCCGCTGCGCCTCTATGCGGTGCGCGCCGGCATCCTCGACATGCTCGGCCGCGAGGCCGTCGAGATCATCATCCTCGATCCGTTCAGGAGGTTTGAATGAGCACGGATCGTTTCAGCGAAGGCTTTGCGTCCTGGCGCATGGTGCTCGCCAGCCTACCGAATGACGACATCGAAACGCGCAGCACGATCTTCGACAACGCGTGCAAAGATGTTGCCGGCTACGTCGCCAAAGGGCTCGATCGCGCGCATGCGGTCGATGAGCTGCGCGCCATAGCGTTGGCCTACGGGCTGATCCAACATTTTGGCGAGGACAACATCCAGGCCCGCATCGCGGAAGCGTTCGCGAAGATCGAGCGGCCTACGGATGAACATGAGCCCGGCAAGCCCAACGGCAAGTCACCGCCGGTGCCGCTGCTCAAGCTCATCGACATCACGGCCTGGGACGGCGTCGATCCACCGAAGCGCCGATGGATCGTGAACAACCGCATTCCGGCGAGAAATGTCACGCTGTTCTCAGGTGAGGGTGGCGTCGGCAAGACCCTTCTGATGATGCAGCTCGCGGTCGCCACTGTCATCGGTAGGGATTGGATTGGCGAGACGCCCGAGCCCGGCCCGGTCATATTCATCAGCGCCGAAGACGACGAGGATGAAATGTTTTACCGCATGGCCAAGATCGTGGAGCACTACCACAAGCTCTACGGCACCAGCTTTCGCGACCTGGCCGATCTGCATCTGCTCAGTCTCGCCGGCAAGGACGCCGTCATGGCCGCGGTCGATGGCAAAGGCATCGTGCGGCCGACGCCGCTGTTCGCGCAGCTCAACGCCACCGCACGCGTGATCAAGCCGAAGTGGATCGGGCTCGACACCGCGGCCGACATCTTCGTGGTGGACGAGCGCAACCGCACCGAAGCGCGCCAGTGCATAAGCTTGCTGCGCGGCCTGTGCCTGGAGATCGATACGACCATCGTGCTGTTGTCGCATCCGTCATTGTCAGGCATCGCCAGCGGCACCGGCATGTCAGGCTCAACCGGCTGGAATAACTCGGTGCGCTCGCGCCTCTATCTCAAGACACCGAAAAAGGAGTCTGGTGCCGAGATTGAGAATGTGCGCGTGCTCGAAACCATGAAGGCAAATTACGGCCCGATCGGTGACCCAATCCCGCTCGTGTGGGAAGACGGCCTTCTGATGAACAAACCAACCCCGACGCCACTCGAAAAGATCGTGCTCGATGCCGAGGCGCAAACGATATTCCTCATGCTCCTGCAACGCTTCAACAAGCAAGACATGACGGTGAGCGCAAGCCAGAACGCACGCAATTTCGCACCCACGGTGTTTGCCGAATTACCCGAAGCCGCGGCCCTCGACAGCCATCCAAAGGCGCGCAAAAAACTACTGCGCGAGGCGATGGATTACCTCACTTCCAAGGAGCGAATTTACCAGGGCGCAGGCCCGATGGCGGTGGTGAAATCTAAACGCCATCCGTGTCTTTATGCTGGTGGAGTCTTGCTATGAGAGTATTGCAAATCGCGCATGGCAGGCTTTGTGACGGTCGTTTACTGGTAGCGCGGTGGGTGAAATCCGTTCCTCACATCGTTCCTCACTCCGAGTCTCAGGTTGGTTTTGGCATGTGCGGAAATGGTCTATGCACCAAGCGCATAGCTTCGAAAAATGAATTCAACATCAATAGCTTGTCCGTTCCTCACATCGTTCCTCACATCGTTCCGTGGTCGTTCCCTGCTGCACCCTCAGACTCCCTACCCCGACCAAGAAAGAGGTCGGGGTTCTACAGAGAACCCCTCCATCTTGGTCGGGTGACTGGAGAACAGAACACGACAGCACCGGTGACCTATCGCCGCCGGGCCGGCTTGAAAAAGTCCGGTCGGACCTGCTCGGGTTTGATGCCCAGAACCTCGGCCACGACATGCACACGCGAAAGCGGAACCTGCTCCCATTGGTACACCGCGGTCCGCTTGATGCCGCACGCTTCCGCCACCCGCACCGATAGGCCACGTTCTTTGCGGATGCGCTCAACAATCTTGTCCATTCAATCGTTCTCCTGATTTGCGTGCGATAATGTATCCTTATCATAGCGAATGACAAGAAGGACTACTCACATGAAAAACGCGGTGCGGATGGAATACGATTTCGAAACCAAGACCGCTATTGTCGAGTTCGCAGAAGGCGCGGCCTACAGCACGCAAGCGGTCGCGCTCTACTTCGATGAGGCCAGCGACAGCAAGGTCGAGCTGATCAAAATCATGCAGCGCGGCAAGCCGACAGTCGAGATCAGGCGACCATTCGTGGTGTAGGACAATGATCAAGCTTGAATTCGACTTCGATGACTTCGCAAAAGAAGCGGTCGCACTCGGCGTGGCCGCAGATCAATTGCCCTATGCGCTATCGCTCGCCATGAACCGCGCGGCCGATGTCACCCGAAATCTACTGATCAAGACGACTTGGCCGCAGCATATCGTCCAGCGTAACGCGAGCTTCATCGCGGCTTCGCTCACCACCAAGGACTCGCGTGCCAGCAAGCAATCGCTTTCAGTCGAAATCTTCGACAAGTTGGAACGCGGCAATCTGGTGATGCAGTCTTTAGGCGGCAGCAGAACGCCGCGCGGTGGATCGAACCTTGCTGTGCCTCTGAGTAATATCCCACGCAGCTCGCGCGGTGTGCCTGCTCGCCTGCGTCCTCGAAACATGCCGACAGCGTTGCGAAAGGGCGATGCGCTCTACGCGCGCGATCGGAAGGGTAAGTTAACGCTGCTCTATATCTTGAAATCAGCGACTAAGATTCCGAAGCGCGTTCCGTTCTACGAAGACTTTGCGAAGTGCATGCAGGATGAACTGCAGAGAACGATTCCAATGGCGATCGAGAAGGCGATGGCGACGCGTAGGAAATGAATTGTTGATTAGTGTTTGATTGATTGCGTGTGTTGTGTGTGATGTGTGATGTGTGATGTGGTGATGTGTGCGTGTTGTGTGTGTTTGATTGATTGATTGAATGTGTGCGTGTTATTGTGTGTGTGCTTGTTCGTTGTTGTGTGTGATGCGGTGATGCTGGTTTGTTTGATTGATGCGAGTATGATGATATGACGTGCCAGGCATGCAGACGAAGACGTGAGTTGTTGTTGATGCTCTACGCGCGCGTGGTGCGTGGTGCGTCGATAGATGTGAGGCCAGGATGGCTGGGGGTGGGCGGCAAAGGTACTGTGAGCCCTCCGGGATGGCGCGGGGACCGCGCGACCGCGGCTTATAAACGTATTTCCAACCTTCGCATTCGGCCTAAATTTACCGGATGAGGCGACCGCGGATGACCGAGTTTCGAAACCGGATCGTAGAATTGCGGCGCGTGCGGGCCTCCGAGCTGCGGCGCAATCCGCGGAATTGGCGCCAACACCCCGAGGGCCAGCGCTCTGCGCTCACCGAATTGCTCGGCACGGTCGGCTTCGTGGGCGCCGGAATAGGACGCGACACGCCGGAAGGGGTCGAATTGATTGATGGGCACCTGCGCGCCGACCTCGCAGATGACAGCGAGATGCCGGTTTTGATCGTAGACCTCACCGACGACGAGGCAGCCAAGGTGCTGGCGACATTCGACCCGCTCTCGGCCCTCGCGATACCGGACGTGGACGCCTTCAAGTTGTTGTTGACCGGCATCGAGCTGGACGAGCATGCCGAGCTGCGCAAGATGGTCACCGATCTGACCCGCAAGTATGCGGAGCGTGAAGGCAGCAAGGAGGATGACCGGCTCGACGTGCCCGGCATGGCCCTGCAGCCGCATGAGCACTACGATTATTTGGTGGTGCTCGCCTCGACCACGCACGAATGGAATGTGCTGTGCGATCGGCTCGACCTCCCGGCGATCAAGCGCAGGAACCGGATGGGCACGGCGCACGCGATCCGCGCCGACAAGCTGATCGAGCTGATGGCGAGCAAGAAAAAATGAAATATCAGATCGTCATCCCATCGCGCGGACGGCCGCACAACGCCAAGACCATGCTGTCGCTGATGCCGGACGCATGGATCTGCGTCGATGAGCGCGAGCGCGAGGACTACAAGCCGCACGTCCCCAAGAAGCAGCTCCTATTGCACCCGCCATCGACCGGGGCGCCGGCGGCGCGCAACTGGATCATCAACAACGTGAAGGCGCCGTGCCTGATCCAGAGCGACGACGATCTGGTGGGCATCAGGAGCAACATCGGTTCCAAGCGTTTCATCACCGATCCCGACGAGGTCATGGCCATCATCGAGAATGCGGTGACGTGCTGCGCCGATCTCGGCCTCACCACGTTCTGTTGGTCGCGCACCGCCAACACGACAGTCGTGCGACCGGAGGAAAAGCCGATCGTTCCGACGCAACAGGTGTACGGCTGTTGGGGTGTGATGAACAAGGCACGCGCGCGGCAGTACGATGAGACGCTGCGCAGCCGCGCCGATCTTGATTGGACGATGCGGACATTGCTCGAAGACCGCATCGTGCTGGCGGACATTCGGTATTATTTCGACTTTGGTAGATCGTTCAGCGGGAGCGGCGGACAGTCGGGGCTGGTCACACCGGAGGACTTCAAGCGCTCGACCGAGATCGTGGCGAAGCGGTGGGGCACGGCCATCAGCTTTCGCCGGCCCGGCTACATGAAGCAGGGCGACACCGTGGCAGGCGTGCCGCATGTGCGGCGGCAAAGCACACTGGCCAAAACAGGGAGCAAATGAGAAATGGCGTTTGTCACTGAGAAAACATTGTTCATCCACGTCCAGAAGACCGGCGGCATGAGCGTGCGCGAAATCCTGTACCGCTGCACCCCGACAGGCCACGAGAGCGGGGACGCGCAAGGCGAACGGCATCTCGGCTTGCCCGAGCTGCGCGCGCGGCATCCCGGCATCGACAGCGGGCGCATCGTGTTCGGCTTCGTGCGCCACCCGGTTGATTGGATCGTGTCGCGGTGGTCGTTCGCATGCGCCAGCGGCTTCCCGATCCATGTCCAGCACCGCGACACCGCGGCGCAAGTCTGGATGGCGTGTTGTTGGTCGTATCGTTTCGAGGAATTTGTGGACCGATACCTTGAGCGGTTCGCCGGCATCGCCACGCAAACCATGTTCCAAAAGCTCGGCCTGTGGAGCGACCGGCCGGCCGATCGCATCGGCAAGACCGAGACGCTGGCCGACGACCTCGCAAAAATTCTCGATGACGCTGGCGAGCGGTGGAGCCGGCCCAACACGGCGCCGCACCGCAATGCCGATGAACCAGGGCTGCGACCGCAGGTGAGCGCGGGCGTTCGGCAGCGGATCATGGACGCGGAACGGCGGCTTTGTGACCGGTTCGGCTATTGAGCGGTGGCAGGGTACGGTAAGGGCCGCAAACCGCCTGGGGAGGCCGTGGGTGCGTCTTGGGCCGGGGGGGCTGTTGGGGTAGCGGGCCGGGCCGGCCGGCTTACGGGCGCCCTCCTGGCCAAGGCCGGCGGGGCGCCTGTAGAGGGCCGGGTGGCGCCCCGGCTTTGGGGGCCGGGGGCCGGGGGGGGCGGTTAGCACCCCCCCTCGCCCTCCTGCGGGTGGCGCCTATGGTGCGGCGGCTTGGCCGGTATCGGGGGAATCGGGGCCGGTCGCGGGCCGCTTTCCCGCCCGATCACCCGCCCATCGGGGCCGTACAGCGTCGTGGTGCCTTGGGTATCGGTCAGGGCGCGACCAGCAGGGCGCCCGGCGGCATCGTAGAATTGGCGTTGCTGCGCCTCCGCAACAGGCGTCATCAGCAGCGCGAGCGCCGTAGTTATTGCAATCAGTCTCATCGTCCTTGCTCCTGTTTGATTGTCCAAAGCCTGTAAGCTTCCTCGACATACGGGTCCGGCTCTGTCGGTTCCGGCACCAGCACGGCGCCTTCGTCGCGGAAATGTTGTAGACCGCGGCCCATCCGCCGGCCGGCGAGCGTGTGCTGATCGTTCGCCCAATCGGGAATGGTTGGCGCGTAGTCCTCCAGCATCGAGCGCAGGCCGATCGCGGCGCCGAAATGGCAGCCGGCGCGCGACTTGGGAGCGCGGCACATCATCCGAATGGCGTTGCCGATCATCAGCCGCGCCTCTCCGATTGATTTGCTGTATCGCTCCTTCGATTGCGCGATGGCGGTGCTGACGAATGGCACCACCCAAGGCGCGGCGAGCGTGTCGAGGTCTTCGTGGCAGATGACCTCCAATCGATTGCACACCATCGAGTGCAGCGGCTTCGACGTGTGCATCAGCTCAACGGCGAATTCCATCGCCTCGCGCTCCATGCCGCGGCGGATGCATTTCTGCATGGCCGAAACGCAAGCCATCGAGGGAAGGTTGTTGTTGGTCGCGGGTATCATTCGGCTCGCTCCTGAAAAAAGGGCCGGCGCAATGGCCGGCCTGTGAGTGGCCCCCGGCAGGAACAGCCCTGCCGGGAGTAGTGTTTTAGTAACAGGTCGTAGTGCAGGTTTGGGTGTTGCCGTACCCGGTGCAGGTCGTGGTACAAGTCCTAGCCTGCGCAGGGATTGCCGTTGCGAGGACCGTTAGCGCGGCCAACGCAGCAAACAACTTAGTCATCGAGTTTTCCTTCTCGTTTTCGGCAGGATTGCCGGTCATGTCCCTGCGGATTTACCCGCCGGGACATGGGCTGCAATCAGTGGGGTTTGTTTAGTTGGCGCGCGAGCGCCGCGACCGTGCCGGCGGTTCGGCCACCGGCTCGACCACCGATTCGGCCGGCTGTTCGGCCGGCTGTTCGGCCGGGGCCGCGTCGGTCGAAACCGGTTGCGCGAGCGCGAGCGGATTGATTTCGCCGCCGGCCACCAGCGCGGCGAGCTGCACCGGCGTTTCGATGATAGCGAAGCCGCCACCATCATTGAACGTGATCCGGGTGCCCGGCTTGCCGTCCTTGCGCGCGTAGAAGGCGCGGATTGCGTCGGCGTTGATGACCGCCGGCTTGCTGGACTCGTCGCGTACCTCCCGGCCCAGGTCTTCATCAAACCTGACGACGCCGGGCTCGACCATGTTGATTGCTACAAACTTGCTCATCTTGTTTAACCCTTCCGATTGGCGGTGCTTGTTCCGGTGACCGCCTTGAACCGTCGAAAAAGAGTAGGCCAGCGAATTAGTGGAAAGTCTAGCTTATCTTTCGCATGGCGTGGCCGCGTCCTGCGCATCAGCCCGAGAACGGCTCATCATCAATCGGGCCGACCGGTTCGTGCAGCGGCGTCAGAATGTGCCGCACCGCACCGGACACGCGCCGCGCCCTGTTGCGCGCTCGCGTGGCGCTGTTGCTGGCGCGCAGCGCGGCGAGATTGGCGAAGCCCATCGCGCGGGCCGCGACCTCGCGGAATGCCATTTCAGGCAGCGGGGCGGTGGCGGCATGGACACCGATGCGGCCAACGTAGTCGATGCCGTTCTCGGCACGCCGCACGCTGCCGACATAGCGCCGGCCTTGCTTGATCGGCGTCTGCCCGTTGGAGGTTTGTGAAGTCATCAGACGGAAACGCATTGGTTGATTGCTCCTTATCGGCCGGTTAGCGGCTTGTCGGCGGTGGTGGTGGTGGGGACCGGCATGGCCGACCAAACAAGCGCACCAACCCAACCGAGGATCGTCCAGCCGAGCAACAGGTTCAGCAGGAAGATCG